CTCGGTGATCTCTGGGGCTTCACAGGTCGTTTTCATCTTCAGCTATTCCATCCCGATGTTGTTAATGTCCCGGATTATGCGTGGTTTTGGGAAAAGAAGACGGGCGCCAGCGTGTTACGAAACCTCGGATCTCATCTTTTCAACGCACTCGTACATCTGTTTGGTCCAGTTGAATCCGTCGTCGCCGATCTGCGCCGCATACTACCGAAATGGCAGCTGCACGATGGTACGACTCTTAATGTCGAAACGCACGATCATGCGTCCTTGTTGGTACGGCTTAAAAATGGTGTGACGGGCGTCGTGGATTTGAGCTGGGCCGGCAGTGATGGCCAGGGCTTCCAAATATCAGCCCATGGATCGCGCGGACGCCTGGAAGTTACTTCAGAACATTTTCCGGGGCCACTGGATACGACATTGCGCGGCTCACAATCGTCGTCATATGAAAATGCTCTGCCAGTAAAGTTGGAAACACCTGAGCGCTTGCGTTTTGCAGATGGTGTTGCGATTAATGCTGATGCGGACGTAATGGCACCGGTATTTCCGATGGCGCGTTCGATGCAGGCGATGACCGGGGCGGTCCGGACGGGGGGGCAATCAAGCGCACCGGATTTTGCGCAGGCGACGCATGTGCACGCCGTGATCGAGGCCGCGGAGCGCAGTATGGCGTCGGGTGCGTGGTGCGTTGTCGAAAATATATGATGACTGTACTCATATACGGTAAAAAAATATCGAAAATTTAAACACCAAACAAAGCATCCAAGTGAAATGCGCGGTGTTATTTCAATAGGCTGCTAAAGGTTATGGAATTCGCTACCGCATCTGGACGGCGGCGGAATCATGATCGCTACCCCCTATTATTGGTGCTGCAACCGTGCCTGTCCTGCACATGGCAAATCGGTCAAACGCGCCGAGATTGAGGATGCGTTTGCCGAGCTGTTGCGTAGACTGCAACCCAGCGCAGATTTACTGAAAGTGGCGCGCGCGATGTTCAAAACACTTTGGGACAATCGTTTGGCATCGCAAGAATCCCGCGTAAAAACATTGCGTGCGGACAAAGAAAAAGTCGAACAGCAAATCGAGCAATTTCTTGATCGGATTGCAGACACGACGACGCCCTTGATCGTTGCCGCGTACGAAAAGCATATCCTCGAATTGGAAGAACAAAAGATCGTTCTCACCGAAAAAATCGAAGCGAGCGGGGAAACTCGGAGGGGGTTTGATGAAACGCTTAGAACCGCGCTCAAATTTCTCGCAAACCCCTGGGTTTTATGGAATTCCGAGCGATTGGAAGACAAGCGAATGGTGCTGAAATTGGCTTTTGCGGAGCGTCTGACCTATGTGCGAAATGAGGGGGTTTAGAACCGCTAATTTTGCTTTACCGTTCAAGGTGTTAGCAAACCTCGCGGGCTCTAATTTGGAGGCGGGGGGAGTTGAACCCGCAGGACTAACAGTAAATACGCTACTCCATTAGAGATGTTGTCATTTAGCTGTCAATATAACGTGACAACGATAATCACCAGGCGCTCTCGATCAGATCGTATGCATTCTGATAGCGGCGGATCGCGTTGCTGATGGATTGCGGCGAGGCATCAACGAGCGCGGCAGCGTGGATGCCGGGATGACCTCCCACAAGCACCAGCCGGGCGCCTTCCTCGGCAGGCCCGCCGCGCGAGCGCAGCAGTTTGGCGATTGCGTCAAATTGGGCTGGGGTCATTTCGGCCTCGGCTTGTTCTGCTCGCGCCCGGCGGCAAAGCCCAGCAAAAATGCCTCGATCAGCCGGTTGCGCAGACCGTCGCCGCCGGGTCGCAATGGAGCCTCGTGCAGCACGCTATGGTCCTGCATCGCGGATTCGGCAGCCTGACGCGCTTGTGCGCGCCAGTTTCTGTTCGGGTGGTTGGTCATTGCGCGATACCGGTGTTGCCGTACCAGACGACCTTGGACTCGGGCCAGCCGACCAACTTCTCGGGATCACCCTCGCCAGCCAGATCGTAATACGCGCGAAAGTCATCGACAGAATCAAAGCCGTTAACAACATTGCGCGACAGGACGCCCCTTTCGGATTTTGTGTAGACCACTATTTGCATTTTGCATTTCCTGAGATGCCCCGCCGAAGCGGGGCGCCTGGGTTAAACGCCGGTTTTGTAGCTGGGGCGGTTGATGTATTCGATTGCGGATGCGGTGGTTTTCGGGCTTTCCATCGTTTGCGATTTTTCGCCGTTGATGCCGGTCCAGCTGTCGCCGCCGTTGTAGATCATTTTTTTGCCTGCGGCAGGGTCCAGACCGAAACATTCGCCGTAGTTTTTGCCAATTTCGAGGGTTTTCATTTCGCTTCTCTCTGCCCCTCGATCCGGGAGGCGCCGGTTGCAGCAATCTTGCTGCATGTGGTCAGTATACACGTCTAAGCGTGGATTTCAAGCATAAAACTACCGTTCGTCGGGGTCTTTGGCTTGAGCAAAAGCCGCTTCCGCCTTGACTCCCGACTCGGAGTCTTCAGAGGGCATCCACCGCCCGTAGATCGTGCGGATCATGCCCCAGTCCCTGTGCCCCATCTGCTGGGCCACCCACATTGGATGTTCGCCGGCGGACAGCATCATAGATGCATAGGTATGGCGCGTCTGATACGGCCGCCGATAGCGCACGGCAGCGCGCTTCAGTGCTGGCGTCCATAGTGTCTTCCGGATGGCCTGGTCGCCCGTCCAGCGTTCGCCAGTGCGCGGATTCTGGAAAATTTCCTTCGCTTCCAGTGTGAATTGCTTTTGCGCTTCCAGTGCCTCTCTGGCTGGACGCAACAACTTCACGCTGCGGGTGCCTGCCGCCGTTTTCGTGGTTTCTGGTTCGGCGGCCGCCTGTGTCATGGCTCGGCTGATCCGGATTTCGCCACGAGACCAGTCGATATCATTCCAATCGACGGCGACCAGCTCGGATGTTCGCAAGCCAGTCCAGAACGCGAATTGAATCAGGTTTCGTGCCTGGCCAGTGAGCGCCGATAATATCGCGGCCTGCTCGTCGGCGGAAAATGGGTCGACGTCATCGACTTTGCCAACCGTCTCTCGCCTCTGATAGGTCCATCCTGCCATCGGGTTGGCCGGAATGATCTCTTCGTCCACCGCGTCATTGAGCGCAGATCGCAAGCAGCTTTGAATATTGCGCAGGGTTTTATTCGATACGTCGAGTTCATCGAACCAGTCGCGAAAATCTCGGCGGATCAGTTGCGCCAGCAGCCGGCCTTTGAATCGCGGGATTATCCGGTGATTCACTATTTTCTCGTAGCCCTGATATGTGCTGGCTTTGAGGTGCTTCTTCTTGCGGGGAAGCCACCAATCGAGAAATCCGGTGAGGGTGTCCTGGCGCATAAGGGGTGCGAACTGAGCTGCGCGCGGTGAATCGGGAAATGTTACCGCGTAATCGAATGTGCCTTTCTCAATCGCGTCGAGAATTGCTGCACGGTGCTGCTCAGCACGTTTCAGGTTAGCGGGCGTGGGCTTGAGCTGGATGCGTTCGCGGCAACGCGTGCCGCGGTATTGGAACGTGATCTCGATGCTGCTTGCAGAGGCTGCTTTGGCGCCGCGCCCATCTCTACCCATTGCTCATAACCTTCAACATCGATCAGCACGCGCCCATCCGGTGCCCGCTTCCAGACAAAATCTTCAGGCCAAACCCGGTCACGGATTTTGGATTCGATCGCCGCTTTCGTATAGCCGGAGAATTCCGAGAATTTTTTAATGGTGACGTAGCGGGCGGCAGTCATTTCCCACTCTCCCGCGCTGCTATGGCTGCGTCGATGGTTGCGCCAAGGTCTGCACTAATTCGCAGAGACTTCGGGGCAATAAAAATAAGTGCTATGCCTTCATCGAGATCTAGTTCTTTTTCGGGGTAGAAGTGACAAGCTGCATACCATTGTTCGAGCTTTCGCCACCGCTCCTGATCCCTCCTTGCCGCTGCGAGCTGCTGTTCCAATTCCACCGTGCGGCCATAGCCATCCGGCAAAACGATGGTGCCGCGCAGAATGTTGGCGAGCACGGCTGCCGGGTTGCGCAGCTTCTCAGCCGTATTGGCGAGCTGCTGTTCGAGTTCGGCGATGCGCTGGTTCTGCTCGTCTACCAGATTGCCAAGCAGCACTTTTTCGATCTGCGAGAGAGCATCATCTGGCTGTTCATGGCAGATTTCCGCTATCTGATTCAATGGGTCGCTCATCCCTTCACCTCGTCTGCTGGGGGCTTGATGCTGCGCGCTCAGTGCTCATCGGTGCGGGCCTCCTGGTGACGCTTAAACACGACGCTGCATTCATCGTTGCGTTTCAGCTCGCGCCCATCAATGGCGCTGATCACCGTGTAGCCCATGCAGCGATGGTTATGGCGCGTGAAATCTGTCTCCGGCCTCTGGCATTGCGGGCGCCAGTCGCAGGCGCGGCAGATGTTGCCGAGCGACTGGGTTGCCACTGTCGATTTCAGGACCGCGTAATAGCCTACTGGCGCCTCGGTCGGGTCGAGCAGGCCGGGCATCTTGCGCAGCAGATCCAACTGCTGAGGATTGCTCGGTACTTCACCCATTCCAATCCACCTTTGCGCTGAGAATGGCGCGCAGTCGTTGCATTGATTTCTTGGCCAGCTCAGTATCGCCTTCGCTCTGCGTGGTTATGTCGGCGAATTCGAGAAGATGCAGCAGGTCTGCTACCTCTGCCTGAAATACAACGTCGCCAACTGTCTTCGGTACGATGCTCACCGCATCGCCCTGAGCGGGTCCATCCATAAACTTAAGTGCCCGCAATGTGTGCGCCTTGGAGTCATACCATGGCGGAACCACAGGGAGAACCTCAATACCGTTTTCAGTTTCGATTTCCAAGTAATCAGGCGCACCATCCCACGGAACCGGCTCATCGCTGCTGGCGGGCTGGGCGGCATCCCACGCAGCTTCAAACCCAGCTTCGTAAATCCGTTCGCGCTCTATGGTGCGAGTAATTTGAGGGCGCAGCTCGAAGTATTTATCTATCGATTTGTTGCGGGCCGATTCCATAAGTGCGCGAGCCATTTCATAACCGCCTGCTGCCTGATTGGGATCAGTCATTGGTCAGTCCTCGTCAATCCAGATACGCCCGCAAACATTGCATTCACACTGCCATGCGCCGTGGCCAATAGCAGTGATGCGATAACTACGATGGAACAACCAACATTTAATCCTGTGCCACATCGCTGCCCCCTTGATCGCGGGGCGGGGTTTTGAATGGCGCTCCGCAGTTGTAACAGACATCGCCAATCTTCGGGACGATCGACCGACAGCTTTGACACAGCACAGACCCTACCTCGAACGTGTTTTCCGGTATGGGGCGCGTGTTGATTGCCCCGGCCTCGCTAGTGGGGCGGGCGGCGGCTTGGAGATATTCGTCGATCATTTCGAGCGCTTCATTCACCAAATACGGGACGGCCCTTTCATGCGCCATCGTGGCGGCAGATACTTTGCCGCGAATTGCAAACAGCGCATCATCCGGCACCCCTGCCGATGTGGGGGCGGGCTTGTCTCGATATACGCTCCCGATTGCATCAGCAGCCAGATAAGCAAGCGTGCCAGCGTTATCCGGTCTGACTGCTGCTTCAGCCCAGCTTTTTACAATTGCGTGCACAACTGCATCCGCGTCCAGCCCCTCCCCGCGCACAGCAGCGGGCGGCGGGGCGGCGTTATAAGCGACACGCCAAATTTGAGCTGGCGCAACTACGCCGCTCGTGTCACGCATGTATTCATATTCGCGATCCATTTCTACGCGCATTTCTTTGGTCGGCTCGTACGGCACCAGCTTCCACCCATCCGGCAACGCCCGCGCTGCTTGCAAGCATTCATTGCTCTGCTGAATTTCAACTGGCCAGCGATTGGCTATAGCCAGTGCGAACAGTTGCGCCGGGCTATCCCAAAATATCTCGCTGCCTTGATCGTCTATTTGTGCAGTGATCGTCGCCATCATTAAGCGCCTCGATAGATTTTTGTTAAGCCAATATTTACGGCTCGACCTCGCCGCAACACGATTTTCGCCAGATGTTCGCGATCGCTGCGGCTATGGCTTGCTTGTCCTAGCAAGCCGAAATAGCTGTTGGCGGTTTCGCGCATATCCTGCATCGGTACTGCGGCCGTGCGGCGCAGCGCTTGCTCGACGGTGCGGCGGCGTGTGATTCGGCGCCATGGTTTGATGATCTGTCCGACAAAATCGGCGCCGCGTGCGACTGGCTGCAGAATGGTTTTGCGTGGATTGAGCTGGGCGTGAAGCTGTTCGCGTAGCAACGTATCAATGCGTTCGCGAGCATTATTCAGCCATTGGGGTGATTCGTGCAGCAGCAAAAAATCATCGACGTAGCGGATGTAATGTCGGCAACGCAGGCGATGTTTTACGAACTGGTCGAGCACGTCGAGATAGACATTCGCAAAAAACTGGCTGCTGAGGTTGCCGATGGGTAGGCCGCAATGCGCCGGCTGGTTGGTCAACTGTTTATGTGCTGGCACCAGGCGCAACTGGTCTGGGCCGCCGCGCAGCTCGAAATCCTGTCGCGGGTCGTGCCATAACACCAAATCGGTCAGTGCCAGCCACCAAGTCTCAGTCACGCGCTTTGCCAGCAGCTCGCGCAGCACATGTTTGTCGATACTGACAAAAAAATTGGCGAGGTCGCATTTCAGGTAATAAATCGGCCGCGACCAGTTCTGGCTGGCGCTGCGAATTTTATTCTCCAGTCGTTTAGCTGCGTACAGAGTGCCTCGGCCGGGAATGCAGGCACAGCTGTCGGCGATGAATGACGCGTAGAAGCGCGGGGCAATTTTGTTGTACAGCAAGTGATGCACGATGCGATCGCGAAAATCTGCCGCCCACACCTCGCGCGGTTTTGGGCGCGTGACGACGAAGCAGATCGAGCGGCCGGGTTTGTAGCTGCCGTCGAGTAGCTCTTCGTAAAGTTCGTATAGGTTGCGCCCCATGTGTTGCTCGAAGGCGAGCGCGCTGGCGCTGTTGCGTTTGCTCTGCCGGCAATTGAAATAGGCTTGCAACAGATCGGAGAATAAAAAATCAGCATGGTTTGCAAGGGTAAAATCTGCGGACTGCGCGCGCACGAAGCTTGTTGTCCTTGTCGTTGTTGTTCTGGTTGCCATCGTCGAAGTTCTGATACCAGGCGTTGTTCGCTGAGTACTGCGCAATGCCGTGCTGTTCACGTCGCCCTGCCGAAGGCTTGCGCCGATCAGCGGGGTAACTGCGCTAGACCTGCAAGGCCTGTTGCCTGCGGTTTCCGTGATGCGCTTGACCGTCGCCGGATGGACGAGGGGCACGACCAGATTTAAAATCGCACGGGCATGAGCGCCGTGACGCTCATACGACAGGCGCGGATGCACTTTTACTACTCCTTTTCCAGCCGTTGGCCTGCTTGCCGATCGATGCGGTGAGTTGGATCGCTGAGGCATGCTGATTGACGCCAATGAAGCCTTTGTCTTTCAGTATGCGCATCAGAAAATCGATCGTCTCGGCGCGCTCGATGATCTCCATCAGATGTGAAGACTTGTCGCGCGCCGCGTTCGCTCGGGCAATCAGGACCAATAGCTGGCAGCACTCATCACTGATGCGCGATCCGAGGCTCTGTTTGATGTCGCGGCGAATATTCTTCGTCACGTCAATGGCGAGGCTCAGAAGGTCGTAAGCGACCTTGAATATCGGCAATTGGTGATGGGTAGCCATGCTGAAAAAACTCGCGTAAAGGGCGCTGCGCGCCCTGAAATTACTGAATTATCGAATTACCGATAATCTGCGGACTGCGCGCGCACGAAGCTTGTAGTCCTTGTCGTTGATGCCCTGGCCGCCACCGCCGAAGGTCTGACACCAGGCGCTGTCCGCTGAGAACTGCGTGCTGCTCCAGTACCAGCCATCTTCGAAAAGCTCCGGCACATTGACCCAGCACAGCCGCAATTCGCGGCGCGCGGCTAGATACCAGTCGTCATGACCTTCAATTGTCAGGCTGGATGCCCACTCGGCGGCGGGGTGATCATGAGCTGAGCTGGCTAAAGCCAATGTGTTGGCGTAGCCGTCGAGATCGCTTACAGCGCCCTCTATGGATTGTCCGCGTCCGCCAAACGTTATTTCACGAGAGAACCCGTCAGGACCGGCTGCTACGATCAGGTGATGATCGGTGGCGCCTTTTTCACCACGCACGATTCCCGCATAAATTCCGCCCGCTTGCTTCCAGTATTCACCGACGGCGGGTGGTTTGGTTTTATCTGTTGCCAGCGCTGCCAGCTCGACTGTGGGCTGCTGCAAACTGTCGAGAAAATTCTGAACGATGAGATGCGGAGGTAATTTGATCTGTGCGCCGCCGTACTCAAACTCGAACATCGTTGCTGTTGCCATGGTGCTCTCCAAAAAAATCGCGCGTAAAGGCGCTGGGCGCCGAAAATTACCGAATTACTGAATGATCAAGAATCTGCGGACTGCGCGCGCACGAAGCTCGTGGTCCTTGCAGTGGCCGCCCTGGTAGCCATCGTCGAAGCGCTGACCCCAGGCGCCGTCCGCTGAGTACTGCGTCGAGGTCCAGTACCATGTTTCGTGGAATGCTTCGGCGCCGCCGGCTCGCAATAATTCGACGCCGGTTTGCGAGGGTTCGGTTTCGCTATAGGCGTAAGTTGCCAGAGGCAGCGCGCTAGAGTTCTCGCCACTGCGCCACGTGTAGTTTTCTTCTTCGGTCGGCTTCAGGTGGCGATAGCAGATTTCGAGTTCGTCACGGCTCGGCAGATACCAGTCTGCATAACCATCAATGGATAACCCCAGCGCCCATTGCGCAAGTTCGAGCTTTGCTTCCGCCATAGCGCGCGTATTGGCAAGACCATCACTAAAGCTGCCGGTACCGGACATCTTGGTGTAATCGCTACTCCACACTCCGGGTGCGCGGTCGCCGGCTGTGCGCGGTGAAACAACGAGGGCAAAGTGATTTTGGCCGATGCGAAAGCGGCCGGCGTAGAAGCCTCCCTGAAATTGCGTGCCTGGTTTGGTTGGTGCTGCGCTTGCAGCGACATCTAAAACGGATGCGTTCATGGTTCGTCCTTTGTGTTCAGCTTTCATAATTAGGAATAGGGTTGATCAGATCGCCGCGGCCGTTCGTCGAAACGTAGTCGCGGTAATAGACTTTGCGGGCCGGGTTTCCTGTCATGAAGCCCCAGCGGTTGCGCTTACGACCCATAATGAACAGCGTCCATACGCCGTCACGTGAAACCTGACTGATTCGATGAAATGTCTCGGCGCTGGCCGCGCGGGTATCGCCGCGACGGCGAACGCGTGTCAGGCCGAAAACATCTTCTTCGAAGTACCATCCATGCAAAACGATCGTTCGCCAGTTCCATGGATGGGCATGCAGATAGGGGTCGGCATCTTCGCGTTTGATGTGGTGAATGCGGATTGAAAACGGCAGTTTCCACGTGAAAGGGACCAGCCAGAAACGATGCATGTAGCCACCGATGTGGAGGTAAGGACGACGGGACGCTAGTGCAATAAGCGCCGCGGCTATTGCCGGGTGGGCGCAAAAACGCGCAAAGAGTTGCCAAACTGTTTCCATTTATCTCGCCTTATAAAGCCAAAATTTCATGTGAACCACGCCGTTACCATCGGCGCGCATTTCATCGATCGCTGGCGTCATGTGCTGTCGCATCAGTGATCCATAATCGCAGGGTTGTTTGGTGCGAAATTCAGTTTGAAGAATCTCGCCGTTGGCGCCCTCTGCCCACAATTTCACCAACCACCGCTGCGCTCGCCGTGGCATCGGCTGATGCCATCGCGGCCGCTCGCCGTCGATTGCGCTGTCGAAGCAGGCGATTGGCATCAACCACGGGATACCAGCATCGAGATAATCGCCACATAGCAAAGCAGCACGAAAATGATTCCAAACAACATAGGGCGAAGGCTGGGCTTATGATTGCGTTGCGTCATGGCTCAACCCGCCAGCGAGGTTTCGGTATTACGCAACGCCACATCGAGTGCGGCGCACATCACCAAACGCTTTATGGCCGGGTCGACCGCCATCTGCGTTTCAAGCAGCTCGCAGACATGGGCAGCGGCAACGCGGGGGCATCCGTAGCGGCGCAGTTGAGCGGTGACGAAGGGGACAAAGCGTTCGACGGTGCCGGAATAACTTTCGCCGAGCTGATCACGGATCTGATCGCGCATTGTCAGCAGGCGTATCGATTCGCGGATCTCGCGGTTGTTCTTCACTCGCTGTTGCGTCATCGCTTTCCACCTTCACAAAAAGTTGATAACCAATATCCATCAGAGAGGGCCAGCGGCCTTTAGCGCGTTCCCGGGCGATAATCTCCATCGCCTCTTCGTAGTTTTTGCATGGCGTCAATCGGTGGTGCGGCGCCATCAAGAATGTCCTGTATCAGTGCTCGGCCTTTTGGCTTCACGGTGGTGACCAAATAGGCGTTGTCTTTGTTGGTGGAGTCGCAGTGCCACTCACCTTGTTCGAGCGCAAAATATCCGTCGTTGATAAACACTGTTCGCGCCCAGTTGTTGGAGCCAATCGCGCCGAATTCGCGCAGTTTCTTGAATACCAGGTTTCTGCTGACGCCCATTTCCTTCGCCACCTCGGTGATCGTTGGAAACCGGCGTGGCGCTTTCATCTCACGCACTCGGCGGCGTTGCGTGTGCCATTCAGGCAGGGCGTACGGTTATCCTCCGTCACCACGTAGGCGTGCGCGGCGAAGATAAGCAGCAACGCTGCCAGCGCTTTCATCACGCGGCCGGCCGGCGCAGCAGCTGATCGACCGCCTGCGTCACCTGCTGGTGCAGAAAATCCACTGTTTGCGTATTGGCGATCACAAACTCGCCGTACTCTGGCGCGATGCCGCTTTCGCTGATGTGTTCGCGCACATTGATCTTGGCAACGTGGGGACTTCCGTCATTGCGCACATGCACCAGGCTGCCGTGATTGCGCACGAACTCGGCCTCGTTGGGAAAGCGCACATCGCTGATGACCACGCCCACAAATTCATGGCTGAGCGTTTCTTCGATCCACGCGAGGCGGTTGCGCACGGCGTGCACCCAGATATCCGGATGAATCAGGTTGCGGCCCCACTCGGTGCCGAGCGTTTGTAGAACGTGGCGGGGGCTGCGATCGCAAAGCTGCTTCATCGGCTGATCTTTGACGTCGCGGTTTTCGAGCATGCCAACAAGGTTTTCGCGCGACATCGCGAGCATTGCCGCGACCATGTCGTACAGCGGCGCCGCGAACGACAGCTCGCAAAAGTTTTCGTGATTGACCAAAAATTTGGCGATGGTCGATTTACCTGATCCGGCTGGGCCGGTGAGTCCGATAATCAGCATGTAGTTGCATCCTTGAGAGGTTGGTTGGCGCGGTCCAGTGCGCGTGCAAGTGCCTGCGCCTGTGGGTTCGGGCGCATCTCCAGCGAGTTGGCGTTGTGGGTAATCAGATCGCAGCCGATCGACTGCGCGAATTCAGCAATCGCGACAAATGCCGTCTCGTTGGGAATGGTGATTTGCATGACCGCCTCCAAAAAAAATTCGCGCGTAACGGCGCTGCGCGCCGAAAATTACCGAATTACTGAATGATCAATAATCTGCGGACTGCGCGCGCACGAAGCTCGTCGTCCTTGTCGTAGCCGTACTGGCCGCCACCGCCGAAGGTCTGACACCAGGCGTAGTCCGCTGAGTACTGCGTTGACGACCAATGCCAGTTGTCGACGATCAGGTCGGGCGCGACGAGTTTCACCAGACGCAATTCGTGGCGGGCGGGAAGATAGAAATCGTGATGGCCGCCGATCTGCAGATCGAGCAGGGCGCCGGCAAGCTCACTGGCGGCTTCTGCCATGGCGATGGTGTTGGCCTTGCCATCCCAATCGGAATTGGCCAAGGCCACTTTCGCGGAGCGTGCATGCCACTGCACATCCTTAAACAGCGCGCGCGGATCCGTGGCGGCGATCAGGTGGTAGTCCGGCTGACCGTGCTGGCCGGGGCAGACGCCGATGTATATGCCGCCCTGTTCGGGCCATGGCTGGCCGATACGGGGGATGGCGGTGGTGGTGAGTTGGGTGGTGGTCATGGGTGTGCTCCCGGTTGTCTAGTAACAGATTACTAATCAATCGCGAGGCGGTCAAGTAACAAATTACTAAATATTTTCGATGCCGATTTTTTTCGATTTTGCTTCTACACTCATCGAATGTGCGCCAGCTATTACGGGTACAGATGCAACGACAGAAATTTGGCCAATATCAAGGATCGGATAATGAAAAGACTACTCACGCTGATGCTCGCAGTTCTGGTGGCAGGCTGTGGCCACAGCGCAATCAATTATCGCCCTTCGCCCCCCGCAAATATGACTTGGGCCCGAGCTGTTTCTATCATTGAACGCGGGTTTTATGAGGATTATGGAGACCAAAAAACACAGGCAGTTCAAGTTACTGAAGAGGCTATCATTCTTTCAGACGGGAGCATTACCACCACGAGAGGTATCGGTACTGCGCTGCCTGTTTATGGGACAGCTATCGTTGCGACGAATAGCGTTGGGAAAACTGTTGCCGCGGGACAACACATCTATCTTGCAGCATTGGAGCCCAGCATTGTCGTAGAGCGTAACGGTCGTGACAATCGATTTGCCGTGATCATCAGAACAGAGCCTGGTATTACCGCGCGCCGTGTATTTTTCCGATCACAAGCCCGTGCTACAGAGTTTGCTGATGCAATCGAATATCTTCACCGATCCAGGCCGGATTAATTTGCAGTTCTATTTATCTTGTTTATTGACCGTGTAGGCTGCCTCGCGCTCAGCAACCATCTCAATGTGCTTGCGCCCGTCAGGGGATGAGCCTACGTAATTCTGGTAGATTTTGGCGATTCTGCCGCTGCCGATCAGCTCATCGGGAAGGCTGGGAATAATGAGTTGCCAGCCGGTTAACCCCCACGCGGCAGCTAATTTTTCGATGTTATCCAGGCTGGTCGCCGTGCGCTGGTTAACTACATTGTTGATCGTTTTTTGTGATACCCCTGAAATTTTCGCAAGATCCTCCTCGCTCTGATTATGAATACTCATTAGGTGCTTGACGTTACGCGCCAGCGCTTCGCGAGGCATAAGCTTTTGTTTCATTGGGTTTAGTAACCGAGTTCGTAATCTCCCGTTAATGCTATCGGAGCGTTTTAGTAATGTATTACTTGACTGCGCTGTGATTTTATCCATAGACTTCAAGTAATCCGTTACTAGGTGTGATCATGAAAAAGACGTTGCTTGATGAAACTGTCGAGCTTTTGAAAGAGGATAAGGGTGATTGGCGGAATACTGCCGTTGCGACTGGTCTGGGTTATGACTGGCTTTCCAGCCTGTCTCAGGGGCGCATTCAAGATCCAGGTGTGAAGAAAATCGAAACGCTGCACCGTTATCTCAAAGAAAAGCTTTCCAATTCTGCTGCCTGATTTCACTTTTCCAAACCGTCCTAAGTGACGGTTTTATTTGGCCTGAAAAGCGTCCTGCAACTGGAGTCAATTGACATGCCGTCGGTTGTATCACGACAAAATCCATTGCCACTTCGAATAATTCGGGAGGTCAGGGAGACCATGAACGACGAGCAAATAGCGCAGATCCCGTCGCTCTCGGCGGCGTGCTTCAAATGCATCGATGAGAGCGGCCTGCAGGACAAATCAATCTGCATCGAGCTAGGCATTGATCCAGGCGTGTTGTCGCGGGCTAAAACCGGTCAGGCGAACTTTCCGCCGGACAAGATCGATGCGCTGATGGATATCACCGGCAACGAAATCCCTCTGCGCTGGCAGGCGTTCAAGCGCGGTTATGGCCTGGTGAAACTGAAATCGCGGCTGGAAGCGGAACTGGATTACGAGCGACAGCGATCCGCCGAGCTGGAGATGAAGCTGCAGCACTTCGAAGAGTTCATGCGCGTTTCAAAATAATCAGGCGAACGAGGTGGTTGTTATGTCGCTGAAGCAGTATGTCCCTGTTCCACATCGCCCCATTCAATGGGCATCCGCCGAAATATGCGTGTGTGCGAAACACGACGACTGCTGGGTGATTCCCGGCGGCGAGCACACCAGCAGCCGCAACCGAGCCGTGCATTGCGCGCGTGAGCTGGCCGATCTGATCGGCCCGGAAGTTTCTGCGCGAAGTAATCGCGGTGTTGAATTTGTGTTTTCTCCGCCGGCCACCACCGGACCGATTTCGGTCGACGCGCTGGAACGTCTCCGCTCCATCGAATAAAAGGGTTTTTCCATGCGTGAATATCCTCTCGACGAGATACGCGAGGCGCTTTCGTATCTCGATTACGACGACCGCGAGACCTGGGTGCGCGCCGCGCTGATGCTGAAATCCAGCCTCGGCGAAGATGGCTTCGCGATGTGGGACGATTGGTCCGCCAATTACTCGCGCTACGACCCCAAGGCTGCGCGCAATGTGTGGAAGAGTGCCAAGGCGGGCAAGCTCACGGTTGGATCGCTGATTCATGAAGCGAAGGCCAAGGGCTGGCAACCCGGCGCGCGCAAGATCGACACCGCGGCGGATATCGCCGAGCGTGATCATCGTCGTGCTGCGCGAGCGGCATTGCTGGCGCAGGAAGAGGCCGACCGGGCGGCATATCACAACGTGGTGGCCGATCATTGTGCGGCCGTGTGGGATTTGCTGGCGCCGACGGGCAGCTCTAAATATCTCGGTACCAAAAAGGTTGGTGCGTTTGGCATCCGCTTCGGTCGCGAATCCTTTCTCTCGGTGATTCATAAAGATCGCATCGCCGCGGAAATCATTCGCGATCGCGCTGCAGTAAAAGAATTTCTTGATCACATCAATGCCATTCCGTACGAAGAGCGCACCGTGTCATTCCGGCATATCCGCAAGGGCTGCATCGCGGTGCCGCTGCGCGACGTCGGCGGTCATATCTGCAATCTGCAGTTGATCTGGCCGGCCGGCGCCAAAACGTTTTTCTACAACGGCAAAAAATCCGGCTGTTTTCATTTAATCGGTGAGCCTAATCCCCGCGCCCCTCTGGTTATTGTCGAGGGCTACGCCACCGGCGCCAGCGTACATATGGCAACGCAATACCCAGTCGCTGTTGCGATCGATGCGGGAAATTTGATGCCCGTGGCGAAGGCGCTGCGCGGCTTGATGCCGGATATCGAATTGATTATTGCGGCGGATAACGATGCAGAGACGCCGGGGAACCCCGGTATTGCGAAGGGGCGCGAGACGGCACTTGCCTTTGATGTGAAATGGTGTTTTCCGGAATTTCATGATGGTCAAGTCGGAACAGATTTCAACGATATGTTGGTCAACGCCATTGCTGCATAAAAACTGAATTGGGTTTTGGTCAGGAGGTCAAAAATTAATATTCACAAAATAATTGAAAATGTGGGGGGGCTGCTTCCAGGAATTCATTCGATGGCATCTAATGCGATTCGATTCGATTGCGGCGACATTTCCGAACTGCCTATTCTCGGGAAGTTTGACCCAGCGCCCGCACCATTCCCATTCGTATACATAGAGTTCACCGATGAAATTCCTGGTGTGCCTAATATCGCTTTTTCCGCTTTTGTGCAGCAGCATGAAACGGCGGGCAATATAACCTTTAGACCATTTGTAGGTTTATCTGGGGACTGGAGGGGCTTTCCTGGAGGGGCATTAACTGTCACAAAACAAGCCGAAAAATTGTGCATAGAAGGGAATATTGATCCTGATGCAGATGCGGTAGTCGAGCACGTGGCGTTGGCAATTTTGGCAATATTCACTGTGATGGCTTGTAGCAACGTACTTTTTTCTGATAATCCGGCACCAGAATCGCTAAACAAAAAGCGCAGCAAGGCGGGCAAGGTCCCATTGATGTCTTATAAAACCCTCACACTAAAAATTCCTAATGAGCGGATTGATTCTCTACCGCTGGGTGGTACTCATGCGAGTCCTCGCCTGCACCTTCGGCGTGGTCACATTAGGCGGCTTTCATTCGATAAAGCAGTTTGGGTACAGTCTTCAATCGTTGGATCTAAGCATGGATTTATCAGCAAAGATTATCGAGTGTCCAAATGACGTTGGCATCCGGCCTTGAGGCTATAAAGGCGCGCATTTTATGGTGCCTTGAGCATCAGGATGAGATCAATAGTCTTTTTGCCGATGGCGCCCCGCAACAACTGGCTGGGAATACGCCGCCACTCGAAACCTACGACGATATTCCGGATTCCCCGCGCCCCATCGAACCGGTTGTCGCGCGTTTTTCTCTGGATGAACTGATACAACGTTTTTCGTTGGCCATGCCTGACGGGAAGATTTGGGATGCGTCGAAATCGCAGTTTGTGAAAGTCGGCGCCGCGAAATCGTGGTGGGGCGAAAAGCTCTACAAACTGTGGGTGGCCGATAATCGACGTTCGACCGTGGATCAGGAAGACGTCCGTATTTTTGCGGCTGCGGCGGCAACAAGGAGGCGTGGAGGGCTGCAAGCGGCGCTCGATCGCTACATTCTGATTTACCCGACAGATACGGTTTGGGATGTAGTGCGACGTGAGCGCGTACCGATTGGGGCGATTAAGTTGGCCATTGCCGATGTGTATGACGATTGGATCAAGCATGACAAACGCAGAGAAATTGACGATACCGACGTAGTGTTCGATCCCGTCGGTCCGCTTGAGCAAGCCGGTCGTATTAATACATTCCGTGGTCTGCCGATGCAGCCGATCGACGATGAGAACGCCTGTTCCAATATTCGAACATTGTTGTGGCAGCTCGCTAATCAAGATGAAGCGATTTATTGGTGGATCGCGAAATGGCTGGCGCTTCCGCTCCAAAAAGTCGGCACCAAAATGGCGAGTGCTCTATTAATTCATAGTGAAACGCATGGCACTGGCAAGTCACTGCTATTCGAGGAGGTTATCAAGGCGATTTATGGTGACTACGGTGCAACGCTGGGCCAGCACCAACTTGAAGGGCAATACTCAGATTGGCGAAGTCGGAATCTCTTCGCTTTGTTCGAAGAGGTTTTTTCAAGGCAGACGCGTTTTAACTTTAGTGGCCAGCTGAAACATATGGTCACCGGGAAGACGCAGCGAATTGAAAAGAAATTCGTCTCGGGCTGGGAAGAGGCGAATCATATGAACGCCGTGTTTCTTTCGAATGAGACGCAGCCGTTTCCTATTGAGCGTAGTGATCGTAGATTTCTTGTGGTTTGGCCCCGCGAAAAGCTGCCCGCTGAAGTGTTTGATGGCGTTTTGGATGAGGTTCGCAATGGTCGCGGTGTGCCGGCATTCCTTGGCTGGCTGCTGAGTCTCGATCTTGGCGCTTTCCACTCGCACACTGAGCCGATCATGACGGAGGCAAAGCAGCGAATAATTGATTTGGGCTTGCCCGGCTGGGATTTGTTTTATCAGGAATGGCGGGAAGGCGCATTGCCGGTTCCCTTTCAGACCTGCCTTGTGATGGATCTGTACCAACTATATGAACGGTGGGCGAAGCCGCGGGGTGAGCATGTCGTGTCCTATAAGATTTTCGCGGGCTCGCTCGCTCCGCGTATGTCGCACCGTAAGGATTGCCCTTTTGATGATGGATTGAAGCGGCGTAAGGGAACATTTTTTATTGTGGATGCAAAGCCAGAAGAGACAACCCAGGAGCGATGGCTCGGACAAATGGTGTGTGATTTCCAATCGTCAATGGATGCTTGCCGCGATGATCGACTATGAAACTCTTATTTTCCGGGGCATGTCCGGACATTTGTCCGGCCATCGATGTGAGTTAGGCATTTGAATAGTTTAGATTTACCGGGCTTCCGGGCATTCCGGACTTTTTATACGCGTGTGCGCGCGCATGCTTGGGTGCTAGGTCTGGGGATTGTTAAAAAAAATAATTTCCATGTGCGTGAATATATGTCCGTAATGTCCGGAAGCCCGGTAAATGTATATATTTCATTTACTTAGTTTTCATAAACGTCCGGATAAATGTCCGGATATCGTCCGGAAGCCAGAGGAAAGACTAATGAGCGATCAGATCACCGCAAGTTTCAGCGAATTACTAAAACAAGCAGGAATGACAGCGGCGGATTATCTATCCGATGCAGTGCGCCACATCGATAAGACTTTTGGCGACGGGTATGCCAAAGCTAACCCGTTGCTGGTCGCAGAATTCATGCGCGTGGCAGGCAACGATTTCAATACGGCTTCGGCTGTAAAGGTCATGAGTGCCGCGCTTCGCGAGCTGGCCTTTAACGTCGAGCGAATCGCGGAGAATATGGTCGAATGAGCCTTCGAGAGACGCAGCAGAAGCTGGAATCATGGGGAATGTGGTTGCGCGGCGGTTCTGGTCTTGGCTATGGCGCGAACGTGTTGGGGCAGATGCGCGGCGGCGGATTGCCGACGGCGCCGATCAGCGACGAATATGCGGGCCGTATCGATCGCGTGATTGCGGTGTTGAAGCGTACGAACGTCGAGCAGTACCGCTGCATCAAGCTCTGCTACGCGGAGCAGAAAACGAATCGTGCCATTGCGCGCGAGCTGGGAGTTGCGCCGATGACAGTCCAAAGGCGCATTGAGTCTGGAGAGCACTGGTTGGATATGGCATTCGAAGTAGAAAATGTTTAGCAGGGTGTTGACTTGGTGGTCCATGAACCTGTAAAAAGTCACCACCATGCGGTTAACGCCGCTAAACAAAAAACTAAACCCGTCCGCTGAGGCGGGTTTTTTATTCCCGATTGATTGCCGATGAAAGCCCGCCGTTGTGCGGGCTTTTTCATTTCTGGAGCCAAGCATTGCCAGCCTTGAGATCTGCCGAATGAGCCGAAACGAGGATGACAACGTGAAACTCGAAGTTCCGACAGGCTACGGCCCTGAGCGACGCGGCTGGCATTTCGACAAGACGTGGAGCGTTAGCGATCTGCTGATCGTAATCGTGACACTGATCGGTGGCATCGGTGCGTATTACAACCTGAAGCAGGATGGGGCCATACAGGCTGCGCAAATCCAATACATCCTGCAGCAGCGCGCCGAGGATCGGCAGGGCACCGAATCGAAACTGAGTGACCTGCAGCAGCAGATCCGCACGATGGATTCACGCATGACCGATCGGCTGGACAAGATTGCCGACAAGGTCGGGGCGAAGTGAGCGCCGCAGTTTTCGAAAAGGCGTTTCAGCATGTGCTGAAAGTTGAAGGTGGTTTGGTAAACCATCCGAGTGATCCGGGCGGATTGACGAAATATGGCATCAGCCAGCGCTCCTATCCGTATCTCGATATTCGCAATCTCACCGTCGATCAGGCGCGTGCGATTTACTTGAAGGATTTCTGGCTGGCCGCACAGTGCGATCTGATGCCGCGTGGCATCGATGTGATGCTGTTCGATGCCGCGGTCAATCACGGCCCCGAGACGGCAAAGAAACTGCTGCAGCAAGCGGCTGGCGTGAAGCCGGACGGCAACATCGGCCCGATCACCTTGAGCGCTGCCGCCGGCCGCAATGTGCTGATGGAATTCGCCATTGGCCGTGCGTTGAAATATTCCAACACGAAAAACTTTCTGACATTCGGCGCCGGGTGGATTCGCCGTGTGTTCACTGTTTACGAATTTGCGAAATCGATTCAGGAGTCAGCATGAACTCAACCGTTTGGATCAAGGCGGCCATTACGTTTTTCATCGCTCTGGGTGGCACCCTAATCACGCTGTTTAGCGGTCAAGGCGTGCAGACGTTCGCCGATGTGACGCCGGTGCAGTACGCCGTCGCGGTGATTGGCGCTTTTCTCGCGGGTCTTGCAGTGGTGCAGGCGCAGCTTTCTGATAGCCCGGCCAATATTCGGCAGACGAACGACATCGTTGAAGCCGCGGCGAATCTCGATAAGCAGGCCGGGCTGTTCACGCCGAATTTCGCGGGCTTCGTGTTGATCCTCGCCACACTTGGCGCTTTCGGTATGACGCTGGCCGGGTGCCAGACGGTGCCGGAAACGCCGCGACAGGTGTTGCTGTCAGCGTATTCGGCCGCCGATTTCGCAACCACCTCGATCGCGCAAGCCAAGGTGGAAGGGCGCATCACCGCCGAGCAGCGCGATGTGTATATCAACGATGTTCAGCGCGCGCGCGATCTGCTGCATGAGGCGCGCGTGTTGCTGGCCAATGAGCCAGCGCCGGGATCGACCAATGATTCGCAGGCGACCGCCAAGCTGCGTTTCGCGCAGGAAATTCTGATTTCGATTCAGGCTGCATTGGCCAAGGAGCAAAACCCGTGAGCACTGCAAAAACCATTGCCGATGCATTGTCGGTACTGAATCTGGCTATCTCCGCAGCCAGCAATATCGAGAAAACGCGAATCGTGATCGCCGATGCGGTCGCCGCCGGTCGCGATGTGAGTGATGCGGAGTTGGCGGCGGCTGAGGCAGAACTGGACGCGTCCATCGATGCCGCGCGTAAGGCCTAAACCAATCCCTCTGAACGTCATTCAGGAAATCAAACATGAAATCGATGCTATCAAACGCCCTCGTGCCAATGCTGATCGCTGCCGCGCTGTGTTTTGCTGGTGTGGCAAGTGCGGCGGTGTGCCCGACTCAGAAAGCGAGTTGCCCCGCAAATACGGTGTGTGCCGCATGGGCGGTCCCGACTACACGTGAAAGCGGGGCTCCACTTCCGGCGAATGAAATTAAGGGATACGAGCTGTATCTGGATAACGTTCTGGTCACCTCGCCAACAACGAACGGCTACAACCATGCCGTACCGACTGACCAGCGCATCACGACATCTAGCATCTGGTCAATCCTCACCGTTGACACGGATGGGGTTAAAAGCTCGAAGCCGAATGCCTGCACGCAGCCAGTGGTAATCGCGGGCCCAAAGTCGGCGCCGGCGGCTCCCGCGTTTGTGGCCGGGGGCTGATCGGCTGGCTTTTCAGGCTGCTTCGAGTTTGTAGCGGATCGTAAATGGGTATTCTCGGCACAGCGTCGATCATCAATGGCAGCACCAATAACACGCCGGGTGCGCTGGCGCTCGATAACGACGTTCCTGCGGGCGCGCAGCTAGCTATTATTGAAATTCGCTTCGATGGGAACACGGACAATGTCGCCATCACATCGCTGATTTGTTCGTTCGGTGATTTGGAAATCTTGGGCCAGACCGCCGGGACAGATTCAAATTGCGCGTTGGCTTATGTATTGGTCGATGACGAGGGCTCTGGCCACACTATCACGCCGACGATTTCTGGCGGACAATACTTCGGCCAAATTTATACTGTGAATTTTCTCGACGAAGTCGATATCAGCTCTGAGGCTGCATGGCTTCGCGATTGGGATATCGATTTCAGCAATGGCACCGCGACCGCGACGGTAGACACCGAAGAGGGCGATATAGTTTTAGGGGCAACCGGTAACTATGAGCAATCGCCGCCGCTGCCTGCCGGCACGACCTCCCTCATCGGTCCGGTTGACACCAACCCGATTCGGGTTCGTGCTTTCTTTCTGGATGATCCGGAGAGCGGCTCGGCGGCTTTTTCTTCCGATAACAGTTACGGCACGGCGGTAGCCGTTTCGATTATTCCGGGCGCATCAGGCATCACGATTGATGCTGACATTGAGGCAATCTCGCTCTCAACCCTCAAAGCGAACGTAGCAAGCAATCGCACTATCGCGGGCGCGCTCGAAGCCCTTTTACTGACCGGCAATCGCGCAACGGTGTCGAGCAATAGAAGCATTGCCGGTGCAACCGAAGCGCTTTCAGTGTCTACGTTAAGCGCAACGGTTTCTTCCAATCGCAGTATTCAGACGGCGATTGAGTCGATATCGGTGCAAGGATTGCCGGCGATCCTTTCGCTCGGTATCGCTGCAAATAGCGAACAGATCACGCTCAGCACCTTGCTGGCGACCATTTCGTCGAATCGTTCCATGTCTGGTCAGGTTGAATCGCTGCTGGTCAGTACGAACCCTGCGGCAATCTCGGTGGGATCGTCAATCAGCGCCGGTGTTGAACAAATTGCGCTGCAGGCGAACGCTGCCCAAGTGCGGCTAAACGTGAATCTCAGCACGCAGATGGAAAGCATCCTGCTGACTGAGCTTGCGGCGCAGGTGACGTTGGGGCAGGCGATCAATGCCGGTGTCGAGAGCCTTGTTGTAACGCCCTTGGGCGCCACCTTGACGCTCAGCACCGGCATTCAGGCGCATCTGGAAACGCTGAAGCTGACGACCTTCACGGCGGTCATTACCAGCCCGACTTCGCCAATCAGCGTTCCAGGGCTTGAATACACCATTACCGGCGACCGACTGCATTACACGCTGCCGCTGAACAAACTTCATTTTACGTTTAGAGGATAACTACGATGGCCGCCGGCGATATTGTTTTCTTCGATCAGTGGCTGGTCGATGTGCAGGAAAAGCTTCACGACCATGAGAACGACACATTTAAGATGGGCTTTATCACCAGTGCGGTGACGCCGTCAGCGACCACATCCGATCCACGTTGGGGTGCTGGTGGCGCGACCAACCTTAGTTCGAGCCAGGTAACTCCGGGCGGTAACTATTCGAGTGGCGGCCCTACCATTGCCAATCCGACCGTAACGCTTACCGGCGGTGCTGCGGTATGGGATGGGGACGATATCTCGATCGCGCAGAACGCTTCGAACCCGACCAACGCGCGTTGGGGAATCATTTATAACGATACCGATACGGGCAAGCGCGCAGTGGGGTATCTCGATCTGGGCGCCGCGATTGATCTTTCTGCCGGCGCATTCGCTGCTGCATGGAATGCTGGTGGCATCTCTTCTATGAATCAGGCCTGAGATCATGACTGACGAACGCAAGCCCCGTAGTGCCGCCAAGATTAATCCTAGCAACGTCGATCTGGCGGCGCGTCATGTTGGTCGCATTGGTCGGCTTCGAGATGCAGTTGCCAAAGCAGAAGCACGCGGCGACGTCGATAAGGCCGCGAGTCTAAACGCAGAGATCGCGCGCCGGCTCGATGAAGTTGCCGAAATCAAAGCGGAACTGGATAGCCTGTAATGCCGAGCATAGCGCCGCAGATCCGATCGCTATCGACTGACGAGCTGCGGAATATTTCCATCGACATGACCGATGCGCTCGATGAGAGCGAAGTTCTGGTCGGGACGCCGCAGGTGCAATCGCTGGCTGATTTCGTTTCGGACAATGCGCAGGTCAATAGCGCGGTGGTCGAGATCAATGGACGTCAGGTTTCTATCGGCAAGGCTGTGCAGTTCTCGGCTGAGTGCGATCAGCCCGGTGCTTATAACGTTGAGGTGGTGTGTGAGACGTCGGCGGGTCAGGAGATCGAGGCCCGTATTCGTGTTGATGTGCAGCGGAGTTTGTATTGATGAAAAAGCCACGGTTCTTTGTTGCTGAGCGCCCGCTGCGATTTGGAAAAGGCTTATGCCTGGTTGATGAGTATGGCGACATTGTACCGGGACAACGTTCGTGCAATATCAATCAGAGCTTCGACGACGTGCCATCAGTAACGGTTACATTTTTGATGGTGCCTAGCGGTGTCCCTCTGCATGACTCGATCGATCCTGTTATGAGCAGAATCAATGAGCTTGTAGCCATCGCAAAAGCAGAGATTGTTTTGAACACTGCGGCGGCTAAACAGCGCCTTGAACTGCTGGCTGCATAGGTGTGCCCTGTGCGGGCTGTGAAGCGCGTCGAGCGTTTGCAAAGAAGTGGGCACGTATAGCATGGGAGAGAGCGCGTGGAATCGTCAGACCTGAATCGGCTGATCGAAGCGCTGATAGCGCAAACCGAAGCGATCAATCGCCTCGCACAAAGCAACGTGATGTTGGTGCAGGCGATGGCTGAGCATGGTGGTAGCGAGGAAGACTCGGTCAGTGGCTCCTATCTGGATGGTCGCCCGCGGTAATGCCGCGCCTCCAAACCATAAAGCCCCGCGTGCAGGCGATTGGCTCGCGTGTAACCAAGGCCACCACGCTATCTGATCAACGAATGACGGGAAGAGCGCTTCAGCGCCGTCGCCTGTCCATGTGGAGCAAAGATCCGCACTGTGCGCATTGTCGTTGCGTCGTCGATTACCCCGATGGCTTCGAGCTCGACCACATCGTGCCCTTGTACAAGGGTGGTGCAGATGTCGAAGCCAACTGTCAGCTGCTCTGCGTGTATGTGGACGTCGATGGCAGTAAGGCTGGTTGCCACACCGGGAAGACGGCCGCCGACCTTGATTGAAGAAATGGGTAGGGGGGTAGGCAAAATGTTTGAAACCCGACCTATTCGGAAACCGCGCCCGATCTCATTTGTGGAAAAAATCCCCCTTTAACGGATTCCGTTAAGTCATGTCGTTAACTGAACAGCAACGCAAATATGCTGAAGCTCGAATGGAAGGTCTTTCCATTAAAGATTCCGCATTGGCAGCGGGCTGCCCGGTAAAAACGGCTGCACAGGCTGGTTCACGCCTCGAAAGGCACCCAGGCGTACTCGGCTACCTGGCAAGGTTGAAGGCGCTCGAGTCAGACACCAATCCAGCCGCCGGCCGCGATACATCTCCACCGGGGGGCGCGGGGGTTGATGGATCGTTCTTCGACGATCCGAAGGACATGCTCAAGTACGCGATGAACGACCGGAAACTAAGTGTCAAGGAGCGCATGCAGGCTGCAATCGCGTTGCTGCCCTTCGAGCACCAGAAGCTGGGCGAGGGCGGAAAAAAAGAGCGAAAGGAAGCGGCTGCGCATGATGCGGGAAAAGGTCGGTTCGCACCAAACAAACCGCCGTCGACACAATTGTCGTTGGTGAGATAGCGTGGAATGGTCGACAGCCTGCGTTGATTGGCCTCGCCGATTAATCGCAGGTGAATCGCTTATTCCGCCGCCGATATTTCCTGCGGAAGCGCGGCGCGCCCTCGAAGTATTCAAGCAGCTGAAAATTGTCGATGCGCCTGGGAGCCCGACATTCGGCGAAGCGTGTGCACCATGGGTATTCGATCTGGTTGCTTCGATCTTTGGCGCCTACGACCCCGACACTGGCCGTCGCCTGATCACCGAATGGTTCATCCTCATCCCGAAGAAAAACAGCAAAAGCACCATTGCTGCCGGGATCATGATGACGGCGCTGATTCTGAATTGGCGTCAGTCCGCAGAGTTCTCGATTCTGGCGCCGACGGTCGAGGTCGCGAATAACGCCTACGCTCCGGCGCGCGATATGACGCAGCGCGAAGACGATCTCGATGCACTGCTGCATGTACAAACGCACATCAAAGCAATAACGCACCGGGAAAGCGGTGCCACGCTCAAAGTGGTGGCGGCCGATTCCAATGCGGTCGGCGGGAAAAAATCGGTTGGCACGCTGATCGACGAATTGTGGCTATTCGGCAAACGTCCTGATGCGGAAAACATGCTGCGCGAGGCGATCGGCGGGCTGGCATCACGGCCAGAAGGATTCGTGATCTACCTGACCACGCAATCAGACGATCCGCCCGCTGGCGTGTTCAAGCAAAAGTTGCAATACGCGCGCGATGTACGCGATGGCGTGATCCACGATCCGCGCTTTGTACCGGTAATCTTCGAGCATCCGCCCGAAATGGTTGCGCGCAAGACGCACCTGCTGGCGAAGAACCTCGGTTTGGTGAACCCGAATCTCGGCTATTCGGTCGATGGGGAATTTCTGCAGCGCGAATTCGAAAAGGCAAAAGCAACGAGCCAGGAATCGTTCATCGGCTTCATGGCCAAGCATGCCAACGTTGAAATCGGCCTCGCGCTTCGTTCGGATCGATGGGCTGGCGCTGAATTCTGGGAAGGCGCCAGCGAAGTCCTGACGCTCGATGAGCTTATAGCGCGCTCCGAAGTTATCGATCTGGGTGTCGATGGCGGCGGGCTGGATGACTTGCTCGGACTTTATGCCATCGGGCGTGAAAAACTCACTCAGCGAAAGCTGGGTTGGGGTTACGCATGGGCGCATCCCTCAGTCATGGAGCGCCGCAAAGAAATCGCGCCGGCGTTACAGGATTTCGCCAAGGCAGGGCACCTCACCCTGGTGGAACGAGTAGGGGACGACATCGACGAGCTCGCAGACATCGCTGAGCAAATCTTCGATGCCGGCCTGCTCGATAAAATCGGCGTTGACCCGGTCGGCTTGGGGTCGATTCTGGACAAGCTCGAAGAGCGCGGCATTCCCGCTGATGCAGTAGTCGGCATAAGCCAAGGCTGGAAGTTGGGTGGTGCGGTGAAAACTGCAGAGCGCTGGCTGGCGGATGGCTCTTTTGCCCCGGCCGCACAACCAATGATGAATTGGTGTGTCAGCAACGCGCGAATCGAGCCGCGCGCTAACTCGATATTGATTACAAAGCAAGCCAGCGGGTCGGCGAAAATCGATCCTCTAATGGCGATGTTTAACGCAGTGACGCTGATGTCATTGAATCCATCGGCAACGAACAAAAAACTGATACTGGCGGTGGCTGGTTGAAAGGGAAAACATGACCTGTATTGCTGGATTGATTCATGACGGAAAAGTTTATGTATGCGCTGATAGCGCCGGTGTTTGTAAATACGATCTCGAAATTCGCAAAGACCGCAAAGTTTTCGTGAATGGAGACTTCGTTATTGGATTTACCTCATCGTTCCGAATGGGGCAGATTCTCCAGTTTGCATTCAACCCGCCAAAGAGACACCCGGAGAAATCAGTGATGGCTTATATGGTCACTGATTTCGTTAATGCAGTTCGCGGCGCATTGAAGGACGGCGGGTACGCACGGAAAGAATCCGAACAAGAATCTGCTGGTGATTTCTTGGTTGGATATGCCGGCAGACTATTCAGCATTCGCAATGACTATCAAGTGGCAGAAAATGTTAGTGGCTTCGATTCAGTCGGTTGCGGAGAGTCATACGCAAAGGGCGTTCTTTTTGCTACGGAAGGCCAAGATCCTCTGACGCGATTGACACTGGCGTTGAAATGCGCAGAACAGCATAGCGCCGGCGTGCGCGGCCCATTTTATACCGAACAAATCTAGGAATAACGATGAACACTCAGCTCGCATATAGCTTGTTCGAGATCAAAGCACTTGATGACGACAAGCGAATGATCACAGGCATTGCCACGACCCCCGAGCCTGATCGCGTGGGCGATATCGTTGAGCCGATGGGTGCTACGTTCAAAGAATCCATCCCGTTCCTCTGGCAGCATCGGCACGATCAACCAATTGGCGAAACGCGGCTGAGCCGGCCGACAAAGAATGGAATTAAATTTGTTTCCACAATTGCCAAAATCGAAGAAGAAGGCCCGCTAAAAACGATGCTTGATATGGCATGGCAGTCGATCAAGGCCGGATTGGTACGCGGTGTCTCAATCGGCTTCCGCCCCACGAAATACGATTACATGAGCGAAGGCGGCGTGCGCTTTACCGAATACGAAATTTATGAGCTCTCGGCTGTGACTATTCCGGCTAACGCTGCAGCAACTATTCAAAGTATCAAGGCTCTCGACTTCCGCCGCAGGGCTGATGGCCCAGTGCGGCTAATCACTAGCGCGAAATCCAAATCCGAAAACCTCAATGGAGCCGTTCGGCTGATCCGCTCCTGACGCTTCACCGCCCGCCGTTGCAAGCGGTGCCGTAAGCACACAAAACACAGGCCGCCTCCGGGCGGTTTTTTCATTTCTTGAACCGCCCTTGAGGCGGTTTTTCGTTTCTGAGGAAACAAATCATGAAAACGTTTGCAGAGCAGGTTGCCGATCTGAAGGCGACGCGCGAAAACAAATCCGACGAAATGCGCTTAATCGCGCAGAAATCTGTCGACGAAGGCCGTTCTATGGATACTGGCGAAGCTGAGCAATTCGACACGCTGGAAGGTGAAATCAAACGCCTCGACGCCGATATTGGACGCCTGTCGAAAATGGCTGAAATGGACAAGGAGGCTGCCAAGCCGATCACCGAGGATAAAAGCCAAAAGACTGACGGATTTGGCACCGTGCTGACGGTGAAGTCGAAAGAAAAACTTGAGCCAGGTATTGCGATGGCGCGTTATGCCATGTGCTTGATGAAAGCCAAAGGCAATCACCAACTGGCTTTTCAAATGGCTGCCAAGCATTTCCCGCAGACCGAAGGCGTTGTTATGACGCTGAAAGCGCAGGCGGAAGGTGCGAATCTCGCTCAGCTGATGCAAATGAAAGCGACTGTAGCAGCCGGCGACACGATCAATGCAACGTGGGCGGCGCCGCTCGTCTACGCAGAGACTTTCGCAGGAGACTTCATTGAGTTTCTTCGCCCACGCACGCTGATTGGCCAGGCAAATTTCCGCAAGGTTCCTTTCAACGTTCGCATCGGCAGTCAGACCGGCGGCGGTACTGCGTACTGGGTCGGCCAAGGTAAGGCCAAGCCCGTAACGTCGTTTGGGTTCGGTGCCACCAGCGTGCCGTTCACCAAAGTCGCGGCGATCTCTGTAATCACTCAGGAGCTTGCTCGCTTCTCGGATCCATCTGCGGAAGCGCTGGTTCGCGACTCTCTTGCAGATTCGGTCATCGAGCGCATCGATGCGGATTTGTTTGATCCGGACAAAGCGGCCGTTGCAAACGTATCGCCGGCCGGCCTTCTGAATGGCGTCACCCCGGTTGCGGCTGGATCCATTGACGGTAGCGATCCGGAATCTATTCGACGCGGCATCATGCTGCTGTGGGCGGCATGGGATAACACTTACCTTGGCGCGCGTCCGGCGTACTACACCACTCCGGCGGTAGCTCGAGTGCTCGCGTTTATGCGTGATCCATTGGGTAACCGAGCATTCGAAGGTATGACCCCGCAAGGCGGTACTTTGGATGGTGTACCCGTTCGCGTCTCGCAATATATCGCCAACAATGGCGGCTCTGGTGGCGCGCCCTTCATTCTGGTTGATGAAGCAGAGGTTTATCTGGCAGACGATGGAAGCGTCACCGTCGACGCATCCGAGCAGGCGTCGATCGAGATGTCCGATACGCCGGCAGGTTCATCGAATCCGACTGTGGCGGCATCCAGCGTGAACATGGTTTCAATGTGGCAAACGGATAGCTTGGCGCTGCGCGCGGAGCGCTTTATCTGGTGGGGCCCGCGCCGGGCTGGCGCTGTTCAGTGGATCGATGGATTCCCGACCAGCGGTTGATAGCAAAGCGGTTGATAGCAAATAGCGGGGCTTCGGCCCCGCCTTTTTGATGAGGAACCCCATGGACAAGGTCGAATTCACATTCAAGCGCGGCGGTCGCACCAAGCCGGTGACGGCTTATCAGGCAAAAGTTCTGTCGCGCGCCGGGCTCGGCACCTACCAAACACGAGACATGATTGCGAATCGGCAGATCGGCCAACAAATCCAGAACACCATGATGATTTCCGATACCGAATTACCGCCAATTAGCGATGAATATTCCGCCATGGACAAAGACCAGTTGCACGAGCTCGCGAAGGAGCGCGGCATAAAAATTCACCATCTTGCCGGCGCGGATAAAGTGCGTTCGGCATTGCGAGAAGCCAGCGAGTGAAGCTGTTCGGCATCACTATCAGTCGCCATAAGCGCGCGCCCGACAGCCTCAATACGGTCGACGGCGGTTGGCGTAATGGCTGGCGTCGAATTATTGAGCCATTCACTGGCGCATGGCAGCAAAATTACGAGGAAAAGCGCGGCGATCTGATTACCTACCCGACGCTGTACGCGTGCATTTACCGCATTTCGTCGGATATTGGAAAACTGCCATACCGGCTTAAAACCACAGATGATTCAGGTTTGTCGCGCCCGGCCTCGTTGCCGCAGCAATCCGCCTACACGGTGCTAAAAAGTCAGAATGGATTTCAGACGCCGAATCAGTTCCGCGAATACTGGCTGATCACGAAGCTGACAAACGGCAACACCTACATTCTGAAGCGGCGCGATGAGCGCGGCGTGGTGAATGCGCTCTATATCCTTGATCCTGATCGCGTCATGCCGATGGTCTCGGATGCCGGTTTTGTTTACTACCAGCTCCAGACCGACGCATTGAATACCCTGCCGGATGGATACCCGGCAGAAAATCTTATCGTCCCGGCCAGTGAATTTATTCACGACCGCTGCATGACGATTCACCATCCGCTGATCGGTGTTCCACCTATGGCTGCCGCGCATTGGCCGGCGCTTAAAAACATGAAGATCATGCGCAGCGCGACAGAGTTTTTCGCAAACAACGCGCAGCCAGGCGGATTGCTCACCGCGCCCGCCGGCATGACCGAAGAGGATTCGAAAGCGGTTCAATCCTATTGGGATCAGAACTTCACTGGCGCGAAGTCGGGCAAGGTCGCCATCATTGGCGCCGATATGAAATTCACACCATTCGCGATGAAGTCGATTGATTCGCAGATGGTCGAGCAGATGCGTTACTCCGATGAGCAGATTTGCCAGCCGTTCGGTATGCCGCCGTTCATGGTCGGTATCGGCGGGATACCGAACGGGCTCGGTGTCGATGGCGTTTACCAGCTCTATTATCAAAACGCGCTGCAAACCCATATCGAGCACATGGAGGTATTGCTTGATGAGGGGCTTCGTATTTCCGCACCACTCGGCGTCGAGCTCGATCTCGGACCACTGCTGCGGATGGATGTAGGCAAGCAGGCTGATGTGCATACCAAATTGGTCGGTGGTGGAATCGAAACTCCTAATGAGGGCCGTCTGCCGTTCAATCTGCCGCCGCTGGATGGTGGCGATACGGTTTATATGCAACAGCAGGATTTCCCGCTTGATCAGGTCCGCCTGAATAAGATCAATCAGGTTGCGGCCGATCAGGCGCCCGCTGATCCCGAGCCAGAGCCCGCCGAACTCAGCGAAGAAGATAAAGCTGTCATTGCCGAAGCCCGCGCAATCGTCGCGACGAACAGGGCAATCGACGCCATGCGCAAATCCGTACTTTTGGAGCCATTGAATGTTTGACCCTGAAAAGTTCGGCGAGGCCATGGGCGCCGCCATTCGTGAGGCCGTTACGCCGCTGCTGAAACGAATTGAGATATTGGAGTCGCGCGAGTCGCCAAAGCCTGACTTCTCTGCGGCCATTTCCGAAGAGGTTGAAAAGCGTGTCGCGGCACTGCCAGCGCCAAAAGATGGCGATCACGGCAAAAGCATCACAATCGACGATGTTCGCCCAATGCTGGATGAAGCCGTAAAGGCCATGAATTCCGATGTGCGCGAAACGCTGGACGCGGCAATCAAAGCCATCCCTATTCCGAAGGATGGTAACCACGGAGAATCAGTTACCGTCGAAGACGTAGCTCCGATGATTCGCGCCGAGGTCGAGAAATCCATTGCCGCTATCCCCGCACCGAAGGACGGTCTCGGCCTCGCCGGAGCAATGATCGATCGAGATGGCGTGCTGCAAATCACATTGACAAATGGTGAGGTGAAAAGCCTTGGCGTCGTGGTCGGCAAAGACGGGGCGGATTTCACCGACGCGAGTTTTGAGTATGACGGCGAACGCATGCTTACGATCAACTCCAAGTCAGGATCGATCGTGAAGCGTTTGCCCATCCCAATGGATAAAGGTTACTACCGGGCCGGCATGCCGGCATTTGAGAAAGGCGATATTGTCACTCATGAGGGGAGTGCATGGATCGCTCTCAGAGAAACAAAGGCGCGCCCTGGCTCCGACGTGAAAGAAGACTGGCGTCTATTCGTGCGCAAAGGCCGTGACGGTGAATCAATCGTCAAGACCGTCAATGGCGCGCCAGCTGCCCCTATCAAGTTGAAGAGCTGATCATGGCCGATCTGGTTACGCTCGATCAGGCAAAAATGCATCTTCGGGTGGACAGCGACGACGAAGATTTGTGGATTCAAGTGTTCATCTCAGCAATCAGCGGCGCAGTGATCGCCTGGCTGAAGGATGAATGGCGCGCGTACGTGATTGCGGTTGATGCCGATGGCAACCATTTGCTCGATAGCGCGGGCGATCCTTACCCGCTACCTGACGCCAATGGCGATTTCACCGTGAAGCCAATGGTAGTCGCTGCGGTTCTCGTTGAGCTGTCGCAGCAATATCGGTTCCGCGATGGCTCAGGCGCCGCGGCAGTGCTATCGCACTGGGGGCATGGATATACGCTCGGTGCCGGCGCTACAAGTTTGCTGACCCCGTTGCGGAAATCGACGGTCGCATGAACATTGAAGCCGGCAAACTCCGCCACCGCATTCGCATCGAGCGCCGCGATTATTATTACGACTCCAACGGCCAGCCCATCCAAAACCCTGAAACGGGCGAAACACCCCAGCGCTGGGTTGAAGTGCAGACCGTGTGGGCGGCGATAGAACCACTTTCAGCACGGGAATTTATTCAGTCCGCGGCTCTGCAATCGCAAATCACCGCGCGCATCGTGATTCGGTATCGCGATGGTCTGGATGCAGCAATGCGCCTGGTGCATGTCCGCAAAGGCCGGCCAGACGTCATCTACAACCCGGAAGGATTCCTGCCAGACAAAGATTCGGGACTGGAATATCTGACGATTCCTGTCGGCGCTGGAGTTAATCAGGGTTGAGCACGTGGGCAGTGCTTGCCACCGGCCCGAGCATGTCGCAGCATCTCGCAGACTCCGCTCGCGGCCGCTGCAAAGTCGTGGCCGTCAGCGATTCATACCGGCTCGCGCCTTGGTGCGATGCCATCGCCAGCACCGACGCTGGCTGGTGGAAGGCAAATCCGGAAGCACTATTGCTGAACTGCCCGAAATTCGGCGCTATGCCCAGCTTCCGTGAGATACAAGGCGTTGAGCGTCTGCTGGTGGATACCGGAACAAACAGCGGTCTGCTGGGCTTGATGGCAGCGGTGAAGCTGGGCGCAACGCGCGTGCTGCTCTGCGGTTTTGATCTGCATAGCCCGGGAAATCATTTCTTCGGCAGGCACCCGGCGCCATTGAAGTCAACGTCGCCAAATCGAATGGAAGTTTTCAAACGGCAGTTCGAGCATTACCGGCCGCGCGGCGTCCAGATTTTGAATTGCACGCCCGGCAGTGCGCTCAAGTGTTATCCGTTCGCCGACCTGAATGAAAGCCTGGCTTAACCTGCGCTACACCGTGCCGGCGCGCAGGGCCGCGTTCGAATCAGGCCTCCGTCGCATGGGGTATGAAATTGCGAGCGGGCTGCCGACTTCGCCGGGCGAGCGCGACGTCTTGATTACATGGAACCGAATAGGCGACGGCGATCGCTGCGCTGGGCTGTTCGAATCGCGCGGCTTGCCGGTGCTGGTCGCTGAAAATGCCGCGTGGGGAAATGATTTCGCCGGCCGGCGCTGGTATTCGCTGGCGCGTAATTACCACAACACTGCAGGCTGTTTTCCGATTGGCGGGAACGAGCGCTGGGATTCGCTCGGCGTCGAGTTGCCGCCGTGGCGTGCTGGCGGTGAAACAGTGATTTTGCCGCAACGCGGCATCGGCCCCGCATACGTCGCCATGCCTCGGCACTGGCCCGATCAGGCATTGCGAAAATACGGCGGCCGTCTCCGGCGGCATCCCGGCAAACACGAACTGATACCACTCGAAATCGATTTAAAGAACTGCGGCCGCGTAATCACGTGGGGCAGTGGCGCGGCCGTCAAGGCTGTGATGCTGGGTATTCCGGTGCTGGCGGAAATGCTCCATTGGATCGGCCAGCAAGACAACACGGATGCCGGGAGGCTCGATATGTTGCGTCGCCTGGCGTGGGCGCAGTGGCAGCTGCACGAAATTGAAAGCGGAGAAGCTTTTGCGCAAGTCCTCGCTCGCTGAGTTTGAAAAAAAGTTTGTCCAGCCCCGCGTCGGCCGCACATTGATAGTCGGTTCGCAGGTGTATCGGGACAAAGAGGATCGCCGCCTGCGTTACGCCGATGCCGTCGGCATCGATATGCTCGATGGCCCTGGCGTTGATCGCGTAATCGATCTCGAAGAGCCGTTGCCAGATGATCTGGGCCAGTTTGATCACGTCGAATGCATGAGCGTGCTGGAACATTCGCGGCGCCCCTGGCTTATGGCTGCCAATATCGAGCGTCTGATGGCGCCCGGCGCCACGCTGTTTGTGTCCGTGCCGTTTTGCTGGCGCGTGCATGGCTACCCTTCTGATTACTGGCGTATGACGCCCGATGGCCTGCTGGCTTTGTTCTCCACAGTAGACTGGCGCCACCGAATGATTGCGGCGGATCAGTTGTACGAAGGCCCAAAGTTCGGCACCACAAAAGTGGATGAGCATCCCTATTTGGCGCGTGCAGAAACGTGCGGTTTTGCGGTGATGCCTTGAGGGTTCACTTCACCGGACGCGGCATCTCTGGCAGTTGGCAGATTCGCGGTGAGCAGCTCAGTGCGGCCATGGGCGCAACGGCCAAGCCGAATGTGTCGCCTGCTGATGCGGATTGGATTGTTGGCGTAAAACGCATTTCCGATGAGTTGGCTCGCGCCGCGCGCGGCCGGCTGGTCTGGGACGTGGTCGACGCATGGCCACAGCCCGCCGGCAACGGCTGGAATGAAACCCAGTGCAAGCAATGGCTGGCTGATGAGATGCAGCGCCTGCAGCCGCGCGCAGTCATCGCCGCCACCAAGGTGATGGCGCAGGATCTGGCCGGTTTCGGTGTGCCGGTGCTTTGGTTGCCCCATCACTACCGGCCACGCATCGCGATCAACCCGATTCGGGATCGGATTTATGCCGTCGGCTATGAAGGTGCTGAAAGTTACATAAGGCCATGGCGGTACGCGATTGAGCGCGAATGCAGCCGCATCGGCGCGCGCTTCGTCATCAACTCATCGGCGCTTGCGGATGTCGACGTGGTGCTCGCGATGCGCCATTCACTCGGCTACGCACCGCGCAACTGGAAATCCGGCGTGAAATTAGCCAATGCCCATGGCAGTGGTACGCCGTTCATCGGCGCACGCGAGCGCGGATATATTGAAGCGGCAACGGGCGGCGAATGTTGGGCGGATAGGCCGGATGAATTGGGCGAAGCATTTGAGCAACTGGCGCCTGAGTCGGTGAGATGGGCTGCACGAGAAGCATTTCTCAAAGCCGCGTATTCGGTTGACGAAGCCGGCGCGCAATTGCGGGATTTCCTGCATGCACTGTGAAATTCTGCTGCAGCCCGATACAGCGAGGCGCGGCAGCAAGATTCTGCATGCGATGGCCGCCGCCGCCGCCGAAGCTGGCATTGAGGTCGCTGTAGTCGATCGGTACACCGCCAGCACGCCCTGGCTTATGAGCTATGGCCTCGGCCATGTTCTCCGGCGCCCATGGATCGAAGCGCACCGTAAAAACGGCGGCCGCGTTATCGGTTGGGATCTCGGCTACTGGAATCGCGATGTGCCGTTGAATTTCAGCATGCGATTGACGATCGATGCCGATCATCCGCACGCATTGATACGCCCGATGTCCCCAGAGCGTTTCAAACGATCCGGCATCAAATTGCGGGCCGATGCCAATCCGGAAGGCCCGATCGTGCTGGTGGGGCAGGGAAGAAAGCAGCGAAAATTTTTAGGCAGCACCGGCCCCGATTGGGAACGCAGCACATTACGCCAGCTCCAGCAGCGCTTCGGCGACAAGCCGATTTTGTACAGGCCGAAAAAACCGGGCGAACGAATGACTGGCTGCCGCGAAGCGGTGGGACCAATCGAAAGCGTGCTGCGCGGTGCATCGCTGGTTGTTTGCGCGCATTCGAACGTAGCGGTGGATGCCTGCATCGCCGGCATACCGGTTGAATGCGAAGACGGCGCCGCGTTGGCCTTGTACCGCGACAATCCGAATCCAACACCCGAGCAGCGTCTGGATTTTCTGGGCAGCCTGGCGCATTGGCAGTGGTCGCCACTGGAAGCGCTGCAAGCGTGGCATCACATCAAACGAGAATTGGCATGATTCATCTGTTCTGCGGCTACGACGCACGCGAGGCGATAGGCTTTCACGTGTTCGTCGCCAGCGTGCTCCAGCGCGCCAGCGTGCCGGTGGCGATTCACCCGCTGGATGCCAAGGGGCTACCAGCTGGCAGCAACAGCTTCACGTTCTCGCGCTTCCTGGTGCCTTACCTGATGGGCTTTAAAGGCCATGCAATATTTGCGGACGCCAGCGACATGCTGATGCTGGCCGATATTGCCGAGCTCGATGCGCTGTTCAACCCCGGCTACGCCTTACAGGTGGTGCAGCATCCCGACTACTCCAGCCGGCACGCGCGCAAATATGTCGGTACCGGCATGGAATGTGACCAAAGCAATTACGATCGAAAAAACTGGGCATCGTTGATGTTGATCAACTGTGAGCACCCGGCATGGGGAATTTCGAACCCGCTGCGTATTCGTCAAATGGCGCCGCTCGATCTTCTGCAGTTGCGCTTTGCGCTGTCCGCTGAGATTGGCACGCTGGATAGCAAATGGAATCGGCTGGTCGATGAGGGTCACCCAGTAGAAAGTGCTGCCGTGCTGCACTGGTCAAGCGGCATACCGGGTTTCACCCATTACGCCAATGCGCCGGGCGCGGAGCATTGGTTCGAGCAACGATCCGCAATGCTGGCGGTAGCGTGATGGCAGGCGTCACGTTCACATTGCGCGGCGCAGAAGATGTATCAGCCAAATTCAGGGCGTTATCGGAAGGAATACGTCGGAAGGTCGCGGCTCCCGCCGCAAAAGACGCCATGGAAATCCTGCTGACTGAAGCCCAGCATCGCGCTGCCTTGGTCGACGATCCTAAAACGCCGAACTACATTCCGTTGAACTTGGCGATGGTCGAAAGAAAAAAACTCGGCGAAGGAATCGGCGCGGTTGTGGTTTCGGTGGGTGTTCGAAAGCGAAAAAAAGGTATGGGCGGCGGTAATACATTTTACTGGTGGTGGGTAGAGCTGGGCACATCTAAAACCAGAGCGCAGCCATTCTTACGCGGATCGCTGGAAGATAATCGGCAGAAAATCTTCAACGAGTTTGTCAGCTCTGCTCGTTACCAACTGATAAAACTGGGTGAATACTGATTATGCAGGCGCCGATTTTTTCCATCTGCGAGGCTTCAGCCCAAGTGACGGCACTCATTGGTGCCAGTCCTGTTCGGCTCTATGAGTTTGGCAGGGCCCCTCAGGGTGTCACGAAGCCGTATGCCGTTTGGCAGGTCATCGGCGGGTCTCCAGAGAACTATTTGGCAGGCCGACCTGATGTGAATGGCTACCGGTTGCAAGTGGATGCATTCGCAACTACCAGCGACCAGGCAAAGGCCGTGCAGGATGCATTGGAATATGCCATTGAGCTCAATGCACATGTTGTTAGTTACAACGGCGAATCAGAGGATCCGGAAACAAAATTGCGAAGATCCAGTTTCGATGTTCACTGGTTTGTGAATCGCTGAACAGGAATCAAGTTAGACCACGACCCGCTACGGCGGGTTTTTATTACCTGAAAAAGCCCCCGTGGCATTAGGAGAAAGTAATGAGCAAGAAAACCCAAGGAACCGACCTGTACACCATCGATCCGGACACGGGCGCGTTGATCGTTGTTGGATGCGTGACCTCGATTGATGGCATCGATACGGCGATCGATCAAATCGAGACAACTTGTCTGCAGGATGCCGCCCGCAGCTACGAGGCTGGTCTCGCCACCCCGGGTACTGCAACTTTTGGAATCAATACCGACCCATCCGATCCGGCGCATGTCCGGTTGCATCAACTCAAAATCGCTGGAACCACATTGCGTTGGGCCATTGGTTGGTCTGAGGCGCCCGGCACTCCGCCTACAGTCGCCAGCGCTGATTCCAATGGCGATTATGATTTTCAATCGCCGCTTCCAGCTACTCGCTCGTGGATCGTTTTCGAAGGCTACATGAACAGCTTTCCATTCAGCTTTGCACAGAATGCGGTTGTTACGTCGACCGTCGGCATTCAGGTTTCCGGCGAACCCCAACTCATCGCGGCTGCATAATTCGGGAAAATTATGGAATTCAGTATTGAATCTCTGAAAAGCGCCGGCGCGTTCGTCGGCGCGCCGGTATCCCGAGAAATCGAATGGAATTCGGACGGGAAAACACACTCGGCCACAGTGCATATTCGCCTGAGCAGCTATGACCGCGCGCTAAAAGAATTCGATATTCAGCGCGAAGGTGGTGATGTGCTGGTTGGCCGAATCGTTGGCGGAATTGTCGATCCTAGTGGAGTGCCAGTCTTTAGCGCGGAGCATATTCAAGGCGATCCGGTAACGGGCGAAGGGAAAATGTGCGCCAGCTTGTTCTTCGCATTATTGACCGCAATCAATGATGCCAATGGGTATCAGGTTGAAGAAGTAAAAAACTAGAACCCTCCGATGCGTTTTGGCATGAGCTCGTTTTGGCTGGTGTCGGGGGGAGAACGGTCGCAGAGGCAAAGCAAAATATCAGCTATGCAGAAGCGGCGAAATGGAGCGCATACCTCAAAGAGCACGGCTGGATTAGCCAGCCAGCGGGTATTCGAAATTTAATCTCGCATCTTGAGTTTTATTCGGCGCAAGTAGCGTGGTCCGTATTCAAGGCTGCCGGGGCAAAAGACATCAAGATTTCCGATTTCATGCCGAGTAGCTCTTCATCTGATGAAGAGGATGTCGCAACACTCGATGATTTCATGTCGATACTGAAAAGCGCAAAAATCAAAAAATGAGGATGTTCCGTGGCAACTGATTCTCTGGGCCAGCTTACTGTCGATATGGTCGCCAATACCGGCGGCTTCGAGCGTGGAATGGACCGGGTGGAGCGCGCGCTAAAAAGCACCACACGAGAGGCAAAATTTCAGGGCCAGCAGCTTGATAAATTAATCGGTCAAATCGATCCGGTTGTTGCGGCATACAGCCGTCTCGACAAAATGGAAGAGCAGCTGCGCAAACATCGCCAGGCGAATCGGCTGGACGAAGCGGACTTTCAGGGATATCTCAAATCAATCAATGAGCAGCGTGCCGCTGTTGAAAAAACATCATCCAGCTTTGCTGGTGGGGCTATAAGCGCCAAGCAATTCGCCGCGGCAACCCGGGGTTTACCTGCCCAATTCACTGACATCGCAGTTTCCCTGCAGGCTGGACAAAACCCGCTGACAGTTTTTCTGCAGCAAGGCGGCCAGCTGAAAGATATGTTTGGCGGTCTGGGCCCGGCAACAAAGGCGCTTGGCGGCTACGTATTGGGATTGATCAATCCCTTCACCGTTGCCGCTGCTGCTGCGGCGGCCCTGGCGCTGGCATACAAACAGGGTAGCGATGAATCGACCGCCTATAACAAAGCAATCATCCTTTCAGGAAATGCATCAGGCGTGAGCGCAGGCCAGCTAGCGACCATGGCTGAACAGATTGACGAAGTTGCTGGAACTCAACGCAATGCAGCCTCGGCACTGGCTCAATTCGCCGAGTCTGGAAAATTCACCGCCAACCAGCTCAAAGAGGTAACGCAGGCCGCAATCCAATTCGAAGTCGCAACAGGTCAGGCAATTGACAAGACTGTCGAGCAATTCAAAAAACTGGCTGACGATCCGGCCAAGGCATCCGCCGAGCTGAACAAGCAATACAACTATCTCACCGCGTCCATTTACGCCCAAATTACCGCGCTACAGCAACAGGGAGATGCCGCAGGCGCCGCCGATCTCGCGATTGATGCATTCGCGAAAACCATGGCCGACCGCGCGCAGAAAATCGAGGACAATCTGGGACTGATAGAGCGCGTATGGAAGGGTATCAAGGAGGGTGCGGCAGAAGCGTGGGACGAAATGCTAGGCATAGGGCGCGATAAGACGCTAGAGCAACAACTTTCGGAGTTGGAAAAAGGTCGCAGTATGTTTTCTGCGAAGACTGCCGCCGGTTTTGCTAGTGGAGGCTTGATTGGCGGGGTAGGCGCGCAACTATTCGGATCATTCAGCGGCCCCAGCGTTGACGATGAGCGTGAAAGGCTGAAGCTCGCAATTCAACAGAGAGACCAGTCTGCCGCCAAAGAAGCCGCAACCGCTAAATCTAACCGCGATGCGATCGACGCCCAGTTAAAAATTGATGAGTTGACTAAATCAGCTCTCACCAATGAACAAAAGCGCACCAAAGAAATAGCGGAATACCGTAAGAATTTGGAAAAAATCCGCGCCATCAATCCACAAGATACACGGCTCGATCAGGCGGAAATCGATAAAAATATCGCAAACATCAATGACAAATACAAAGACCAAAAAGCACCGAAACAAAAAGCCTTTCGGGAAGATTCCGGTCAGAAATTATTGGATGACTTGCGACAACAGTATGCAGTTATTCAGGCTCAGAATGATGCCTTGGGTGAGCAGGATAAATCCGCGCAGAAGATAGGCGAAAATGCCAAGGCACTTATCAAATGGGAATCTGAACTAGCGACACTAAAAGAAACGAAAACCTTAACTGCCGAGCAAAAATCGCTGCTGGCAAGTTCCGACCTTTTGACGGCTCAATATAAGCGAAACGCCGTGCTCGAAGAGGAGTTGGAGCACCGCAAAGAGATTATTGATGTCACCAAGGATTATCAGAAACTCACCGATGTATTAGACGCAAACGGAAAGAGCCAGCTAAAAACAGCGCGCGCTCAGCTTGAAGTTCTGGAGCGAGCAAAAAAAGCAGGCATCGTCAATCCTGAAGATTACGCAAAACAGCAGGCTCAAATTGCCGGAGTTTTGACGACAAAAGCGCCGAAGTTTTCGGGGCTCGATGCATCAATCGGCGGTGCAGGCGGCGAACTGGATAAGATCGCGGATGCAAAGAAAGAGCTGGAAACATGGTATTCGGAGCAGCTGGAAATTTTAGCTAAGTTCAGGGAAGAAAAGTCAGAGTTAACCGCAGTCGCAGATCAGGAAGAACTAGAGCTTAAAAAGCAACACGAAGAGAAGCTCATGGGTTTGGAAAAAGCTCGTGTTCGAGGAACTTTAGCGGCTAGTGAAGAATTTTTCGGCAATATGGCTGCACTAAGTCAGTCAGGTAATAAGAAGTTAGGTCAGATCGGTAAGGCAGCTGCAATCGCGCAAGCTACGATTTCTGGGGTGCAGGCGGTAATGAACGCGCTAGCCGTCCCGCCGTATCCGGTTGGCCTGGCCCTTTCTATTTCGGCTGGCGTGCTGGCCGCTGCGAACGTTGCCCAAATTGCTGGCGTTGGATTTAAAACTGGCGGATATACGGGTAGTGGTGGAGTCAATGACGTTGCCGGGGTTGTGCACGGGCGTGAATTCGTTTTTGACGCCGCTTCAACGGCTCGAATTGGAGTAGCCAATCTTAAAGCAATGCAGACTGGTGGAATGGATAGCGTTGCTGCTCGTATTGATGCTCCGGCGAGAAATGTAAATACCAACATCAATATCAGCCTCCCCGGCATGACCCGCGCCAGCGAGGCGCGCGAGTCCGCGCCGGCACTCAAGCGCGCCGTCAGCCGCGGTATTGCCGACGCGATGAGATATTCCTGATGGGCGAGTTCATCGAAGAGCGCATGAATGTCTGTATGCGCGTGGGTGCCCAGCAGGAAGATAGTTATTTCGTGCAGGCGGTGACGACCTCGGGCGGTAATCGTTATGCCTCGCTGAAAAATGCGCTGCCGTACCGCGTGTTTGATGTGGATTACGTCAAGCCGGGCGCGGATCTGGAAAACGAGATCGCGAGCTTGTTCCATCGCACATGGGGCGGTTATGCCGGGTTCCGGGTCAAGGCGTGGAAGGATTTCACTACCGCGCTCGATGGCGTCTCGGCGTACGCGGCCACCGATTGCATCCTGAACAAAATCAGCACAGGCGTGTATCAGTTGCTGAAGGAGTACGGCCGTGACAAGCCGGCGCTGGCCAGCATCGGCCGCCCGAAGCGGCTGATCTACAAGCCGGTCGCAGGACGCGTTGCAGTGGCGGTGAGCGGGCAGGCACTACCCTCGGGCCAGTGGACGGTCGATACGACGACTGGGCGCGTTACGCTGGCCGCCAACAAGACGGATACCATCGTCGGCATCACCCAGGCTGCCAACGCAGTGCTCGATGTCGGTACCAACACCTTTCTGGTCGGGGAGTCGGTGGTGATCACCGGCGTTGCCGGCATGACGCAGATCAACGGTCGCCGGGGACTGATCACCGCCAAGCCCGATAGCACCCATATCACCGTGGCGATCAACTCCACGGCATTCACCGCGTACACCAGCGGTGGCACGGTGCAAACACTGCCGCTTGATACCGGCGCCGATCTCGTCACCGCCGGATGCGAGTTCGATATTCCCGTCGCATTCGATTCCGCCTTCTCGTCGTCGGCGCTCGGCAATGGCGTGTTCGATGCCTCCGGGTTAAGGCTCGTAGAGATTCTTAATCCCTAGCAAAAAATGAGACCACGTATAGGATTCTGTTTTGAATTTTCCAAATTCCGCCAAGTCATTAAGCGAGGCCAGGCAGCTGGGGTTGAATCGTTATTTCACAGGAAAGGCTTGTAAGCACGGCCATGTTTGCGAAAGGAACGCTTACGGAATGTGTATTGAGTGCAGCAGGGTTGCCGATAGAGCAAGACGCGAAAACCTTGAAAGGCGGGCAGCTAACAATGAGCGATCAAAGCAATACTACGCGGACAATAAAGATGAATTTTTAGCGAAGTGTCGTAAATACTACCGCGATAATCATGAAGCAAGTCTCTTGCGCATGGCAGAGTTTAGAAAAAGAAACCCTCAAAAGCGCAAGGAGTATTACGCAAAAAATAGAGAGGCAGCGTTATCGTATAGGAAGGTTTATGCCATAAGAAATAGGGAAAAGGTAAATGAATATTTAAGAAGAAGGCGCGCCTTTAAAAATTCCGCGGATGGATTTCACACGTCTAATGAAGTGAAAATTCTTTTCATAAAGCAGGGCGGACATTGTGCAGCTTGCAATTCAAAACTGATTGTTTCCGGACCTTGCAAATATCATATTGATCACATTGTGCCGCTTAGCAAAGGTGGGAGCGATTGGATATCCAACATTCAATTACTGTGTAGATTTTGTAATTGCTCGAAAAAAGACAAGCTTCCGCATGAGTGGGCGAAGGCTAGGGGGCCGCTGATATGAAGTCTCATGTAGCCGATTACCGCTGGCGCATCCACGCGCTGCGGATTGAAGCCGTTGGCGGTCAGGTGGTGCGATTCGTCGAGTACCCGCACGATCTCGTCATGGGCGCCAACACCTACAAGGCCGACTCCGGCTACCAGTTCACCGATTACTCCACGACGAGCTCTACATCGGCGTCTGTGGTCGATCTGGAGGGCATCCTGCTCGCCGGTGGCATCAACCGCGATCAGCTCGCCTCGGGCGTGTGGGATAACGCCAAGATGTATCTGTTCGCGACGACGTGGGTGAATCCCACTGAAGACGAGGAACCGCTGGGCAAATTCATCTTCGGCAAAACACGGATCATCGACGATCGCTACGCCTGCGAAATGATGCACATCATCGATGCACTCAATCAGGATGTCGGTCGCTCCATTATCCCGACCTGCCCGTGGGAGTTCGGCGGCGTGGAATGCGGCGTCGATCTGGGCCCGCATACCTACACCGGCACCATCACCGATGTTGAAAGCCGCGTGGTATTTGGCGATAGCGGACGGCTGGAAGCCGATGGATTCTTCGACTTCGGCACGCTCGAATTCACGACGGGCAACAACGTCGGACTGCGCCCGCTGGAAATCCAGCGGTTCACCAGCGATTCCAACGGCGGCACCTTCGAAATCTTCTTGCCGTTCCACTACGAAATTCAGATTGGTGATCAATACACCGTCGTCCGCGGCTGTTCCAAATTGCGCGAGGCCTGCAAGGGATACGACAACATCCTCAATTTCGGCGGGTTCCCCGACCAGCCCACCAATAACATGGTCAACAAGGTAGGCGGACAATGAGCGCCGAGCAGATCATCGCCGCGGCGCGCGCGCAGCTCGGCGTGCGCTTCCAGCACCAGGCGCGGGCGCCGGGCCTCGCGCTCGATTGCGCCGGACTGCTGGTGCATGTGCTCGATGTACTAGGCCTTCCGTATGTCGACGAGCGGGGCTATCCGCGCCAGCCGTACAAAGGGCTGATCAAATCCATCCTCGACGCGCAATCCTCGCTGCGCCTGCTGCCGAATAAATCCGAGGCCGCCGCGGGCGATGTGCTGCTGATGCGCCTGAAAATCGAACCGCAACACGTCGCGATTTACACCGGCAAAACGATCATCCATTCGTATTCGCAGGTCGGCAAAGTCGTCGAGCACGACCTCACGCCCGACTGGTTGCGACTTATTACCAACGTCTACCGCATCGAGCCCGCCGCATGAGTCTCAGCGCAACCCTGTTCGGTCGCGATTCATTAATTTTCAAAGCGACCAATGTTCTCGGCCTAGGCATACCCGGCTTTCTCGATCGCAAGTTCGGCGTGCCCGATCCAGTAGATCCAGTAGCGAACACCGATTTCCAAACCTCCACCTACGGCGTGCCACTACCACGCCATTACGGCACCGTGCCGGCCGTCGGCAATATTTTCTGGCTGGAAGGCGGCAAACTCAGAGCCGTCACGAAAAAGAAAAAGCAGGGTGGCAAAGGCGGCGGCGGGCAAACGGTAAAAACCATCGAATACTTCGCCACGTTCGCCGTGGCGCTGGCCGATACCAGCAAGACAGGTCCAATCGCCGGCATACGCCGCATCTGGATCGGCCCCAATCTTTGGTACAACGCCGGCAGTAACGATCTGCAAACAATCATCGCCGGCAATCAAAACACCGGCGGCAGCCTCACGGGGCCGCTGTCGGGCATCGCTTCACTGACGAGTAAATTCGGCTTCGGTGGCGATAAATGTCGCGTTTACCTCGGCACCGATGATCAAGAGCCTGATCCACGCATGCAGGCGGACATTGGCGTTGATAACTGTCCTGCGTATCGCAATACCGCCTACATTGTTTTTTATGATTTTCCGCTCAGTGAAAAATATGGCGGGAGCTTGCAGGCAGCGCAGGTGAAGGCGGAGTTGGTGACGGACCAGAATGGCACCGGCCTACGCCTTTACGATGTAGCCACGCAAAATTCGATAGTCTTGAACGACACGGCAACTATTGCTTCAATGTCGGGCGGAATATTCTCGTTTAGCGCAGATCCGGCCGATCCTCGTCCGCAGGCTGGTGACTTTACTAACTTTAAAAAGTATCGCTACTCGCTCACGCAGGAAAAATTCATATCAGTCGCTGACGACGACAAATCCTACACCGCGCCGAATTTAGAGACGTTCAATTATCCGATCGGAATCGCTGGCGATTGGTCCTGGTCATATCACTTCAGTAGTTCGCCAGATGCTGCTCGAATTGCCGGAAGCTCGACCGAAGGCGATTCAATAATTTTGGCGCCCTATATTGGCGAAAGCGTAATTTCTTTCGGTTCATACGTCGTCGACTCGCTATTGTATGTATTCAGGAAGCGCGTTGACGGATCGTGTTACTACGAAATTTACAATGGAAATTCCCTATCGTCGACCGGGGAAATCTTGAATTCCGATGGTACGCCGTACACCGAAGAAATTGGAAATTATACCTATCACATCGATGCGGGCGGTACACCTATAGTTGAGGTTGGCGGCCAAGCGCTATGGATTGTTAGCGCTGTATCGCCGCGGGTAAGCGTTTTTCTATTAAGCGACAATGGCGATTTTAATTTCATCGAAGGCATAAACTTTTCATTTGGCACTAATCAGGTTTGGGGGGCTGCGGCAGATGGCGTGCTATCGGTGGCTTACCGATCAACCATCGCTAGCTTTGTAAGGTCAGTGGTTTCCAGTTCAGTTTTGCCAGAGCTGGCCGATATTGTTACGCAAGAACTGCTTTTATCATCACTCATAGAAACTTCGGATATTGAAGCCTCCGAACTGATAGACATTGTGCGTGGATACAGCATTGCAAGTGGTTCCATTCGAAATGGTATCGCTCCTCTGCAGGGCGCTTATCCCTTCGACTTAATTCCTAGTGGCTACACGATCAAAGGTGTCCCTCGCGGACAGGATCCAGTCGCCACTATCAACCTTTCGGAGCTGGGTGCGGTTGCTGGTTACGGCATGGCTGATGTGATTCTCGATCAGCCGCGCGAGATGGATACACAATTACCGCGCGAGGTATTTGTCAAATACCTAGATCCCGATCGAGATTACGATACCAATGAGCAGTCTTGGGCCCGCAGCTCAACCGATTCAGTAAACGTCGAGCGACTCACATTCAATATTTCACTTTTCGCAGACGAGGCGCGCGGCATTGCCCAAGTTATTTGCTTTGTAAGATGGCTGGAGCGGAACGATTATTCCTTCACGCTACCTCCAATATACAGCGACATCGAGCCCGCCGATGTAATAACCATTAGCACGCCCTACGCGCAATTTTCTGTTCGATTGGCGGAGATAAATAATCGCGCCGATGGGGTGAGAGAGTGCAAAGCGAAGCCGAATGCTCCGGCGCTATATGCCGCAAATGCCGTCGGCGGTCAGGGCGTGATACCTGACGGAGAGATGACTTTCCCATCAGAGATGGTTCTTTTCTTGGCGGATATCCCCCTAATCAGGGATATCGACAACGAGCCTGGTTTCGGCGCAGCGGTGGCTGGATATTCTGACAATTGGCCCGGTGGGTTCATTTTCGAATCTAACGACAACGAGCAGACTTATACCGACATTCAGTCGGCCAGCGCTCCGGTAACAATGGGGACTGCACGCAATGCATTGGGCACAGATGATGGCACCAATACTGACTTCGTCGGCGCATTACAAATTGATCTCATTGCTGGATCTTTGGAGTCCATTACATCAGATCAGTTTTACACCAGCTTGCAATGGTGTGCTTATGGCGATGATCAGCGATGGGAGTTAATTCGGTTTCAAAATGCAGCTATTCAACTAGACGGCAGCTATATATTGACTACGCTCGCGCGGGGTTGTCGTGGTACTGAATGGGCGACCGGACTGCACCTCGTAGGGGATAAATTTATCTTTCTCGATGATGCAGATATGCTTTTCATCGGTTCTTCTACAGCATCCATCGGTATTCAAAAATATTACAAAGCAGCTACTTTTGGGCGAACTATCGACGAAGTATCTTCTCAGTCGTTCACGTATCGAGGCGTGAATCTCAAGCCGTTGAGCCCTGTGTATTTAACAGCATCCAATGTCGGTGGCGACTGGTCGGTAGACGCTTCAAGAAGAAGTCGACTCTCAAGCAGTTGGTGGACATCGGGTGTAGAGCCTCCTCTTGGAGAGGGTCATGAGCTGTATGAAATGGATATTCTGAATGGAGGGGTTGTTGTAAGGACTATTCAATCATCGACGCTACCGATCCCATATAACGCTTCACAGCAAGCGGAGGATTTTGGGTCAATAGTCAGCTCGCTGGAGGTGAATCTTTATCAGATTAGCGATATCGTTGGTCGTGGTTATCCGGCAAATAAAACCTTTTCGACCACCGTATCCAATCTGACTTATCTTTTGCTGCGGATGAATGGCGCGAACGCATCCACAACATTCACCGATTCTTCACCTTATGCCCGAACTGCAACTGCTTCAGGCAATGCCCAGATAACAACCGCAGAATATTATTGGGGCGGCTCAAGTGGCGCGTTTGATGGAACAGGTGATTATCTCACCATTGCGCATAATGCCGTTTTTCATCCGTCCGGGGCGTTCACTATCGCAGTAATGCTTAGACCTCTAATACTTAATTCTACGAAGACGATTGTAAGTAAAAGGGCAACAGGCACTCCAACAATCGGTTGGTCCTTTTATACGGACACCGGCGGGAAGCTGGGATTTATTGCTTGGGATGGCTCTGGCAATACTGTCGTGACCATGCTGAGCACAGATGCGCTGGTCAACGGTTCTTGGCAGCATGTTGCAGTGAGTAGAGACGCTGGTGGTGTCTGGAGGTTATTCGTACGCGGCAATAAGCAGGCGCAAATTGCTGAAAGCGCTCCAATAGGGTCGAATTCACAATCTGTATTGGTTGGTCGCGATCCTACGACAGCCGCCCGTGATTTTAATGGGAACATGAATGGATTAATTATTATTGGTGCGACGCTTTACACCGAAGACTTCATTCCGCCGGTCGCTCCTTATTGAGGTGATAAATGGCAGTTGACTCGATCCTTGGCATCACCAAGTCAAACAACAACAGCACCGAGGCCTATCTGATCTTGAACGATGCAATCGATGCGCTCGCGCAGTCGGCCAATCGGTCTCTAAGCATCAATCTGGCATCCGCTGACTACACGCTAACGGCGACCGAATTCACGCGGAATAAATTGTTCCAGACAACGGGGAACGCGGTCAGCCGCACACTAACTGTACCGGCCTCCGTGCGAATCTTCGCGGTGAGAAATGGGGGATCATCGACATTAAATGTCACGCGCGGCTCTACCACGCTGACTGTAGCAACCACAAAAACAAGATTTTTCTACACTGATGGCACGACAAACGGGCTGGTGCTGTTGGACTTAACGTAAAGATGTGATGTTGTCATTGTGCTGTCATTACTGAGCCAAAACATCCCAATTTAGCCCTACGTAATGACAGTCAACGACTTTTAAGCTACTGATATTTCTAGGTTGATTGGTGGAGGCGGGGGGAGTTGAACCCCCGTCCGCTAGTCCGCTGCCTTTGGCTCTACATGTTTAGGTTCCGTTAATTGATTTAACTTGCTACAGCCCAACGGGCAGGACGTAGCTCGCGATCCCGTAAGGTTTTAATCGTTTGGCACCGGGCGGGCCGCACGCTTAGTCAGATAAAGTGACAGTTGGTTTTCCTATCTGACGTCAGTCACCAACTGCAAGCAGCCCTTAGGCTGCGAGAGCGTACGATTCGTCGTTTGCGACTATTCGTGTACAGCTTTGGATTAACGTGATTCGCTGCCATCACGACATGCACCTCAGGTTTTGATACCAACGTCGAATCCGTATCGCCCCCAAAACTTTCGCGTTTCCTTGGCGTTGCTTTCCTCTCGGAAGGTCGCGCGTTGGTGTGCGAGGTTCTGGATGTTCATCCAACTGCGATGAACGCTACAGAAATGACACGGGGATGCGGCTTGGTGTTTCGCTTGCTGGCCACCGCATCCCCTTTCTCTCCGCCTGGGAGAGAACAGAAGGTGTACATGAGTACACCGGCTCCTACTATGGGCGCTGGGCGCCGCGATTTCAACGATTGCTTTAGAGAATTTGTTTCTTAACCTGTGGCTTTTACAGATACATCATGTTTCAGGTACTTTTCGTGTTATCCACTATTCGCGTTCGCCTTTATTGGCGTGGCGCACGACACGTTGTTTCTCGCGATTCCAGTCGCGTTCTTTTTCCGTCTCGCGTTTGTCGTGACTTTGCTTGCCTTTGGCGAGCGCGATTTCGACTTTGACGAGATGATTTTTCCAGTACATCGCGGTGCACACGCAGGTGTAACCCTTTTGTTGCGTGGCGCCGATTAATTTATTCAGCTCGCGGCGTTTCAGCAACAGTTTGCGTGTACGGCGCGGGTCGATCACGAAGTGGGTCGAAACGGTGTTGATCGGCGTGATAAGGCCGCCGATCAAAAAGGCTTCGCCATTTTTCAACAGCACGTAGGTGTCGACGATCTGGGCTTTGCCGGCGCGCAGGCATTTCACTTCCCAGCCTTGCAGCGCGATGCCGGCTTCGTAGCGATCTTCCAGCGCGAATTCGAAGCGTGCCTTCTTGTTGAGGGCGATGGTTCCGTTTTCTTGGGGCTTCTTGGCGTTCATCTCGGATTCTTGTTGTGTCGACTCCAACAGAGGGCGTTGTGAGGCTGCGCCGTGATGCGGGCCGCGCATTATAGGGGTTGAGCTTGGCGTTGACTAAGGGTTTGGGGAGAATGGCTCTTTTCCTGGTCGAGCTGAGCCTTATGCCCTTTTCCCGTACGTCCATCCACGGCGGTTGGTCGAGCGAATGGACTTTTGTCGCGGCGGCGACCAGTTCGGCAATTGGCCTCGGCAGCCTGTGGCGATTCGCGTATCTCGCCGGAGTGCACGGCGGCGCGCGCTTCGTGCTCCTTTATCTGATTTGCGCGCTGGTCGTCGCGGCGCCGGTGCTGGTGGCGCAGGTGGTGCTGGGCGCGCGCGGCCGCGCCGATCCGGTCCACGCGGTGGAGGCGGCTGCGCTGGAGTCGGCCGTGAGCCGGCACTGGCGCGGCATCGGTTACCTCAGTGTGGTGGCATCGCTGCTGATTCTGTCGTACTTCAGCGTGATCGGCGGCTGGCTGCTGGTGTATGCGCGCTGGCTGTATGAAGGCGATCTGGCGGCAGCGAGTGCGCGGCAGATCGGCGAGCAATTCGGGCAGTTACTCGCCGATACGCCGCTGCAGATGTTCGCGCATTTCATCTTCATGGCGTCGGTGTGGCTGGTGGTCGCGTTCGGCGTGCGGCGCGGGCTGGGTGTACTGGTGCGGGTGGCGCTGCCGGCGCTGCTGATCCTGCTGGTGGTGCTGGTGTTGTACGCGTTCCGCATGGGCAACATGGGCGCGGCGCTGAGTTTTCTGTTCATGCCGACCGATGTCGAATTCACCTGGGACAGCGCACTGACGGCGCTCGGGCAGGCGTTTTTCTCATTTAGTCTGTCTATGGGCGGGCTGATGGCATATGGCGCGTATGTCCCGGACCGGCGCCCGCTGATGCGGCTGATCCTGACGGTGATCCTGCTCGATACCGCCGTGGCGGTGCTCGCCGGGCTGGCGATTTTCCCGCTAGTGTTCGCGCAACGACTGGAGCCAAGCGTCGGCCCCGGCCTGATGTTTGTGACGCTGCCGTATATCTTCGGCAATGTGCAGAGCGGTGGCATTGTCGGCACCGCGTTCTTCGGGCTGGTGCTGCTGGCGGCGCTGGGTTCGGCGATCGCGCTGTTAGAGCCGGGCACGGCATGGCTGGTGCAGCGGTTCCGCTGGCGGCGACCGTTCGCGGCGCTGGTGCTGGCGGGGCTGGCATGGGCGCTCGGCTTGCTGACGATTTTCTCGTTCAGCCTCTGGCCGACCTGGCGCCCCGGCGGCCGCAGTCTGTTCGCGTGGATCGACTGGGTCGGCGCATCGGTACTGCTGCCGCTGTGCGGCTTGTTGATTGCGATTTTCGTGGGCTGGCGCATGCGCCGCGAGGCGTCGCGCGATGAGTTGTTCGTCGAGCACCCACGCTTCTACGCCGTGTGGCGTTTTCTGTTGCGGTATATTGCGCCGCTCGCGATCGGCGGGATTCTCATCGGCGGTATCTACAAGGTGTTTGCCGGTGGTAACTAA